CTAGAGTGCATAGTTGCTGCTGAAGACGTGAATCTTATGCCGCCTGATGTCATCTTGTAACTTAAAGTATGGTGCCCCCATGGGGATGGCTAGCGCTTTAACTTCAGCGCTTCGGGCAATGACGCAGCCGTCATTGTTACTTAAAACCATAACCGGCTTGCCACGCAGGTCAGGACGGAAAACCGTCTCACAACTGGCATAAAACGAATTAACATCCACCAGCGCAAACATCACATATAGCCATTCGGATTGAAGACCTGAAAGGTGCGTTCTTCACCTTCCGATCTTGAAACATCTCGGAAATCTGATTTATGCGTTTCTATCCACCTGTTTGCTTCCATGGCCGTGAAATGCCAGTTCACCTGACGAAGTTCCCTGACAAAATCGAGCGTGTTGACGGTGTATCGGCCGCGCGCATCGCGCTTGATGGAAAGCCTGAAAGCGTCTGTTATCTCGTACTCGCGTGGCATAGTCATTTATCTCCCACTAGATTACTGTATACATATACAGTAATCTCTATCAGCCAATTTGAGCAACCCGAAATGGACTTAAATATTGTAAAGTCGATGAGGATGCTTGATTTTTATGCTGAAGGGTTGGATTGTATCAACTAATCTCAAATGACCTACCCAGTACTCTGTAGCGATAGGTGGAGTTTGTATCTGCGGCGTAACCGAGGCTTTTGTAATGCTGCTCAGGTCTGTATAGAGCCAGCATTGGATACTCGGCGTTGTTCCTAGGTAGTTTAAATACTATGAACCAATGAGGGGGCAGGTCATTCATATCGTTAATTATTGATAAAGGATAATTTTTTTCGGATGATAGATTATCAATAGCCTATCTTTCAGTTAGAAGTAAATGGATAACTCATTTTAAATAAGTTCAATGGAGGATGTATGAAACTTGCACAAGCGCGTATAGGCGAAAGATTAAAGGTTAATAAAAAACTAATACCATATAGTTTTTGGCCAGTAAACACTGGCTCAAAAGGAAATTCTAGTATTTTACCACTTTTATTTTCACTTGATCCTTGGGCAATTATTGATCAAGCCATAAAAATCAACTGCCCTATTTCAGCAAAAAATGAAGCATTAGCATGTATTTACCAAGCCAGAGATTTTTATGAGTCAGCTATCGATGCACAGCGAGTTTCAGCCAGGCCGTTATCTCTCTATTATTGCTTTATGAATCTTGTTAAAGCTTTTTGCTTAACAAGAGGAACGCAAGTAACCTTTGATAAAGCGCAGCATGGACTAACAGAAAAACTGGGAGTTGGGGGGAAAGAGCTTCATGATGCTTATTTGAATGGATTCCCTAGTCCGAATGACAAAGGTATATTACAAAACTTCTCAGAATTCATGTACGCTTTAACTGGAACAGGATTAGCAGCTACTCAGAAGTATGACATCCCGGTGCTTTTACCACAAATCCTGCCCGGACATAGGCTTTGGTCATCTGCAGCGAATAAAAAAGAACGGTTTGTTTCTGTTCATGAAATACGTCCTTATGTTAACAAAGAAAGCGGTAAACTTTGGTTAAATATTTACTTTGTTTCTGATGACCTTTCACGCATTGGTATAACTACGACAAATTTTCTTCGCGATACAGATCTGGACAGAAACTACGCCCAAGTAAGTTGTAATGAGTTAGATAGCTTAAAAAGAAATTTAATATGCTTCCAGCAAATCAATCCAATATCATGTAACACAAAAAAATATGCTAATTATCTTCAGGATCTCTTTGACTCAATAAGAAATCATCTCTGGTCTACAGTTTCAACAATACCACCCTATCGCAGGCATTATGTATATATTAGACCCGGAAGTGACTCTGATCAAATCCTTCCTCAGTTACTCTCTATTTATGCTCTTTCATATTATTTAGGGTCAATCACCCGATATAGACCTCATCATCTCCCTACTATTACAGATACTGCATTCGGCCCAAGAGTCCAAGATTTTATAACGGGCCAACCTCAGCAATTCTTATACCTTATAGCCTCTGAGTTTGCAAAGAGGGAGATAACAAAACCTTCAATCCTCTGATACAGATAAGTAACTTATAAATAAAAATCACATGGCAGGATGTTGATGACAATTTCCTGCTACAATCCATACTTTCAGACTGCCATGATACATCCTAATTGAAGTTAAATATATGTCTCATTAGTTTAATGCTCAAACCTGTCAGATAACTTATGATATTAAAATTTTTAGTGGAATTAAATCCTAACGCAAAGCAAAACATTTATTAAAAAAGGATGAGCTTTTTAACTTACCTTTATTTTATTCTTGGTATATCTTTTATTCTCGTTGTGTAACGAGGCGACAGCATTTCACGCTTCATCTGCCATGAACTGTAGCGATCTCCCTGCCCCGCAAACCAGACTTTGCCCTTACCTGATCGATTAATACTGTCCAGCGCTGCCATTAAAGCGTCTGCATTCGCACGCGGCTGCTGCTCACTGAACATGTCAAACTGCTTCATGCCTGACTGGTAAAAATCCCCCAGCATAACTCCTGCTTTGGCATACCGGTAGCCGTCCTGCCAGATAGTACCAAGACCGCGAAGCGCAGATTCGATAATGTCCCGCGTATCATTGGTCGGATAGTCGAGGATGCACCATGCAGTATTCGAATATCGCGCCTCATCACCGTACTTACCGGTAGCAACTGACACGCTAATGTGGCGGCAGCGCGAATTTTGCTCCCTGAGCTTTTCCGCCGCACGCGTGGCAAACAGTACGATGGCCTGCTGCATATCTTCCAGTTTTGTTACTCTCTCGCCAAATGATCGCGAATTCAGTATGTATTGTTTCGGCGGTGGCGCATCTTCAAGAGCTATACAGGACTCGCCGTTTAGCTCACGCATGATGCGCTCAACAATGACGTCAAAATTTTTTCGTATCATGCTTACATTGCTATCCGCAAGCTGCAGAGCCGTTGTTATTCCCAGCTGGTTCAGCCGCTTACTGATGCGCTGACCAATTCCCCAGATATCGCTGACATCAGTCAGATGCAGGAGCTTTAGTTGTCGGCTTCTGTCAGACAGGTCCACAACGCCTTTCGTCTGTGTCCACTTCTTGGCCGCGTGATTGGCAAGTTTGACCAGCGCTTTTGTCGGCGCAAATCCCACGCCGATTATCAGCCCGGTTTCCTTCAGAATGCGCTCGCGCATCTGTTGACCGAATGTCTCGAGCGATATAAGGTTGCTGATTCCGGTGACATCCAGAAAGCACTCGTCAATGGAGTAAACCTCCTGTCCAGAAGCCATCTCCCCCAATATCGCCATCATGCGCGCTGACATGTCTCCGTACAGCTCGTAATTGGAGCTGAATACGTGAACGCCGTTCTCACGAAAGTAACGCTCATTTTTAAACAGCGGAGCGGCCATTTTGATGCCCATGCGCTTTGCCTCCGCTGAGCGTGCGATGACGCAGCCGTCGTTATTGGACACAACGACAATAGGTTTGCCACGCAGGTCGGGCCTGAATACGGTTTCGCAGGAGGCGTAAAAATTATTGGCGTCGGCCAGCGCAAACATAGTTAATCCCCTGCTGGTCCGTTGAATCCCACCCCGGCTACATCAGTGAGGGCATAAGCGACCACACCCCACACGGGAAGCGCCTGACTTACATCAAGCAGCGTTACCGTTTCGTCCGGGTCCAGCGCCTGCAGAGCAGGAGCAGGATTGAGCAGCAGCCGCCTCAGCGTAAGCTCCCCGTCGAACTCAGCAACGATAAGCTGACCGTGCGCTGGTGTCAGCGCGCGATCAATGGCCAGCACGGATCCTTTGACAATCCCGGCACCGGGACAGTCACTTTCGCTACGCATCAGATAGGTTGAGTAAGGTGAAAGATAGACCAGATCGCCCAAGTTCAGGCGCGTTTCAGTGTAGTTCTGGGCGGTGCTCTGAAAGGCCATTGCAATGCTCCATTCTGACCAGCGTTTTTCAACTTCTGATATGAGTATAAGACGCAACAGGCGGCAGTGCTTAGATGTGCAGATTAATGACTGCTATGAGCAAGAAATGGGAATGTGGTTATGGCCATATTCCAGTGACTTTTGGCATGTTTGGCTGCATCTGAATGATTTACTAGAAATGTTGATGATTAGTGCTCACGAAGGTCACTGACATCTTACCTCGGTGTCAGTGGCGCATGTAAATGGATTACTGTGGCGTAAAAAAACTTCATGCTCAAAGAATCTAAAGTTAGTTAACATACTGTATTAGTAGCATATTTTACCTAAATCAGAATTTCGAGGGATTCTGTAAAAAAGAAGATAGCTAAGTTGAGAGAGTAAAGGCTCACTTTCTTTTAGTTGAATCAAGTTCAGCATCCAAAAATTGGGAGTTGCTTAGTAACTATAGAAAAGCGTATGTTAAGAAAAATCTTAGAGAGGTGAAATCACATACCTGTTGAAGGTTTTATGCCCCAGATGCCGCCTTTGGAAGCTACAAATAAAACTATAATTTATTAAACATGGAACTAAAAATGCCAAAAAACCTATTTGTTGTTCTGAGTGACATACACATTAAATCATCAAATAAGAAATTAATCCTACAAAAGTTTGAGGTTTTCACTAAAACTTTAAACGCAATACGCAAAATGGGCGACGACCATAAAATTATAATATTGGTTTCAGGTGACATTGCGTTTAGTGGAAAACAGGAAGAGTATGATTATTTAGATAGCGTTTTTGAGGAACTTGCAACTAACTATGATTTGATAATGTGTCCGGGAAATCATGATCATGACTTTGCTAGTAACAACTCAGGCATGACACGCAACCATATGTTGAGAATGGATGTCGAACTTCAAGACGAAGAATCCATTGCTATTATAACGAAAGGAATGAGTAACTTCTTTGAATTCAAAGAAAAATACCAAGCGTTAAAACCGAGAAATAACACTCCTCTTTCGGAGTGTTATGATATCACAGCCCAGTCAACAAACATTACTGTAGCAACATTTAACTCGGCGTGGTGTTCGATGCTGCATGAACGTGGTGGAGATATTAAATTCCCGATTAAATATCTACCACGAGTAGATAAAGCACAGAATAACATTCTTTTCTTTCACCATCCTCTATCGTGGTTTGAACCTGATAACCAGAAAGCCATCAGGAATATGATCCGCGAAGACTATACAATTATCGTAACTGGTCATGAACATCTAAATGATCAATTTAAAATTGTTGGTGAAAGTAACTCATGCCTTATGATTGAAGCAATGCCATTTGACGATCCGAATATTGAAGATAATGGCTTTATAACATTTGAAATGGACGAAACAACAGTAGTAATAAAAAGTTATTTGTGGCGGGAAGGATGTTTTGAATTAAGTAAAAGCCTGAATAAAAATGAAATACTTAAATCCATATCAATATCCAATGAAAACGCATCGGTTAATTATGATTACTACAACAACCTTCTAGATATAGGGGTTCACTATATACATCCGGATAAAGACGCAATCGACTTAAATGACGTTTTTGTATATCCAAATCTTAAGGTCCTTGATGAGGATAACAAGTTCGACATGAATAAAATATCATCAAGTGCTATTCTGAAAAATGAGAATAAAAAAACCTTACTTGTTGGCGATGAATATTGTGGTAAATCCACCTTACTTAGGAAGTTATTTATAGATGCTATTGGTAACAATCAGACACCTCTTTTAATTGAAGGAAGCTCTATCAGGAATGGAAGCTCAGAGTATGATAAAATAATCTCTCGCAGTGTGGTAAAACAATATGATAACCTAAGTGGTATTGATTTTATCAATCTTGCCAGTCATAAAATATTACTGCTTGATGGGTTTGAGTACATTAAGGGTGATAAAAAATCTATTTCGTCCTTCCTAGCAAAATCCTCTAAAATATTTGATAAGATCATAATTACAGTTAGCGACACTTATGATTTCAGTGGAAGCGAATTACTCGGAGATAGTTACTTTGATAGTGATTTTTATAAATATGAGATATTAAAGCTTGGTTACAGATTGCGCTATGAACTTGTTAATAAATGGAATCAGCTAAAAGAAGAGTGTAGCCAAGACAATGGTGCTCTTATATTTAAAAATAACCATGCAGTCAAAACAATAACAAAGGTTATTGGCAGAAACTATGTTCCATCAACTCCATTTTTTTTGCTGACGCTTCTGCAATCCATGGAAAGTGGAAACGCACTTGAAGCGAGTGCAAATACCTATGGCTACTATTATGAGTATCTTATTACGCAAAGCTTAGGGAATGCCTCGGTCAAAAAAGATGAACTCGATGAGTTATTTAACTACGTAAAAATTCTCGCCAACTATTTCTTTACAAGAAACCTTAAAGATGAATCAAAAGATGCGTTATGGAACTTCAATCGCGACTTCTGTGACGTTTACGGTTTTAAAATTGACTTTGAAAGCCGCTTTAAATTACTTGTCAATGCCAAAATACTTGAAAAAAAAGAAGGCAATTACTTCAAATTCAAGTATCCCTATGTCTATTATTTCTTTATAGCAAAACATCTTTCGGACACTATCAGGACTAAAGAATCCACTGATATCATTGATGGATTAGTATCCACGCTTGGGCGCAGGAAAAGTATGAGTATATTAATGTTCCTGACGCATCATTCTCGCGATGAATCAATACTTGATAAGGTCGTTTTGCAAGCTCAGAGTCTTTTCTTCGAGTCCACTCCATGTCGGCTTGATGTAGATACTAATTTCGTAAATAATATTGTAAATAAATTGCCAATGACTCCAGTAACGTTTGAACGTCAGAATCTTTTGGAATTAAGAAAAAACATCGAGGCACGAAAAGATGATATTGAAGATGGTCATGAACACGATTACGACTCAATTCTAAATCGTGAAGAAAATGAAGATGATCATGATGAATCACTCCATCCTGCTAAGGTCGGCAAGGGTCAAAACTCGATCAATGAAACAAATCACTATCTCAAGGATATGAACCTTACGTTTAAATCTCTTGAGATTCTTGGTCAACTTTCACGGAACTATTATGGTTCTCTTACTGTAATCCAAAAGAAAAAGCTACTTGGAGAAGCCATTAAGGCGCCTTTGCGCTCGCTCGATTATTTCTTCTCACTAATTGAAAAAAATACCGAAAACTCTTTCGATATGATCGAAATGAAAATTTTAGAAAAATTACAAGCTAAAGTTGAAAGTAATACAGAAACTGCAATGCGAGAAGAGGCACGTAAATTCATGTTTGAAATGATATTTGGTTTATGCTTCTTTTTTGTTACGAAAATAGCAGCATCTATTGGTAGTACTAATCTACAGCAGGTTATCGATGATATCTGTGATGATATGGGTTCAAATGCTGGGAAACTTATAAAACTCGCCACCATGCTGGAGTTAGGGAATACTGTTTCAGTTGAGCAATTAAGACGTTCGCTTAACGAATTTCAGAAAAACCACTTATCTGATAGACTTACCAAATCAATTGTGCTTAATTATTTATATATGTTTGAAAGAACAGATAAAGATGCCCAGCAAATTTGCTCCCTTGCTGGTATAAATTTTGGAAATGTATCCAAACAAATTGGATTGGAAAGATTAAAATAAGTAAATGGTCCCCTCAAAATTCTTTATGAGGGGACCAAATAAGATGAAACATCTTTCATTAAAAATGCCGGAGATTATACTTACTCATAAGCTTTCTTATAATTAACCTAAATATTAAAAAATTAAAATTTTGACTGTACGTATAAAATACTTGGCCTTTTTAATTCCAAACATAAAGTCTAGATGTCAGCCAACTAATTATTCTTGGATTAGTCCCGAAGTTCGATTGTAATTCATCGCATTATTCGTCACCAGAGCGGTACCGTCTATGACTCAGACTTATCTGCTAATTATTGATTAACACATTGTGTTGTCATCAATGTCTGCTCTTGGTACAAAGCGGACATTGAGAGATTTTTATGATGGCAGCTATAACTGCATGCCCCGCCTAGCTGGGACTATTTAAGCCTGCCGCAGTACTGATAGCGCAATGCTTTCAGCCAGGTCTGGTCGCCGTTCCGATAGCTCAACAACCATTCTGGCTATTGCCTCCTGCGATACAATTTCCCCTGTGACAATGAGTTGCCAGACAGCCTCACCCATAGCCATGCATGCTGCGTCGTGTGCCTGCGTCTCGAACTCCAGTTCCATAGTACCTCCTGATTTGTGATAGGCGTCATTTTAAATCCGTCGGCCTGAAAATACAGAACAGTGACTAAGGTATGCGAGACGCATTCCATAAAAATTATTTTAAGCACAAAAAACCCGACATTAGCCGGGCTGGTGTTGGCATTTCAAAAGTAAAACCAATATTTTTTATAAATTTTCAATACGAAAAATATTATTATTATCCACGCTATCACACATCCAGATAATATTAACGTCCACGCTGTTCTCCTATTCATGTATTAGGCTCCCTCTAAACATGATCAAAATATACTCAGTTTTACAATGGCCCTAACTGGTTATACCGATCAATTTTCAAAGATTGATCGGTTATACAGATCGATTGGAGTAACCTAATGAATTAATTGACTTTATACAAAACCCTTGAAGTCATGGTCTTTTCACTGATCAGCAGAATCACTACCAAGATCGTTCTCAATCAAATCCGTAATCTCTGCCTGTGAATCAAACCAATCCTTAAGTGCGCTTTCAGCCTGGTCCAGCGGGTTCCCTTCGCCGCTGTACTTAAATATGAAACGAAATCGTTCGCTTGAGTAGGTTTCTCCGATTTGGACAGTGAACACGCCGGTCGCCAATCTCCCGTCAAAATTATCAATTCGTTCGATGGTGTATGTTATTTCGGTAGTTGCTAACATACCCTCAACACTTACACCAAAATTTTCATAATTCGTCGTTGTCTGAATTTCCTGTTTTACGGTAATGCTCATTTATGCAGACCCTATAATATAAGTTGATGGGTTTTGCTGTGGTCGCCAGTAGGTTCCGTCACTGTGTACGACCTGTGTTTTATAAACGACGTTATCCGCGCCGATAAACGCTCTGCAGATACAAATTGACCACCAGTTACTGGCAGCATCAGGAAGATCTTCGAAGTAATAGACAGGAAGTTTCCATGCACCTCCTGACATTAAAGGAAGGCTCTTAATCTTGCCGTTTATGCCCAGCCTGAGCACGTCAAGCTCACCGACCGTATCAGCAGCTGAATAGAGATAGAGCAGATTGTTTTCGCCATCAGCAATCAGGCCGGCACTCGTGGTACCCATACTGCACGTTGAAATAGCATCCTGCGTTGTCAGTGCGGAAATATCCGCAACCGTTGACATATCCCACTGTATGTAAGTGGGTGTACCGGTGTCCTTCCTTAAAAGGCCATTTGTCTCAACGAAGAATCCAACACGTGAATAGGCCGGGATTTTTACGTAAATGTGAGTATCACGTTCATAGGGTTGTGTATAAACCACATCGAGAATGCACCCGTTGCGGGGTGAGTGCCAGGAAACGGTTGAAGAGGTCGCCCCCCTGTTCTGAATGGAAATAACAGCGCTACCGTCTATACCTGCCAGGGTTGAAGCAGTGCTGTAGCCTGTCCTGCCACTGACCCTGATATTCATCGTTTGCGCCAGCGTGGGTAGGAAAAAATGGCCCACGTATACCCAGATGGCTGAGGCAGTTATATTGGAGACATATTTCTGTGTGGCGTTGAAATCATAACGAACCGGGGAGTTTAAATATAATCCGTGTGTATTCCATTCCCCATATCCTTTCTCATATGTTGAGACTGAGCGGGAGGTGTATTCGCCGGTGTCGTAAGCAACCGTCATTTGCGTATCGACATCGATCCCTTTGCCTGTCGGGTTACTGAACAGGTAATTCATGAACCGGCTCTGCGACATGTAAAGGGGGTTCGTATTTGTCTCTAATGAGAGTGAATGGATATTCCACTGGCCCAGGGTGAGGTTACCCGGATATGTGCAGTGTTCAATCCAGCCATTCCATATCAGAGACTGACCGCAGTTAGGGATGAACAGCGCCCCCTGCTGGCTCTCCTCACACAGATGATACTGGATATTAAAATTTGTCAGTTCTACGGCAGTCGAATGATTCCAGCCGCCTGAAGTGGTGCCAGAGGCAAGTACCCGGAAAATATTGTCATACGTATAGCTGGTGTAAAACTGGTCAAACTTAGCATCCAGCGTGTCCATTAACTGAAACGTTCTGCCGCCGACATACGATAACCTGAAATTTGACACACGCACGTATTGCCCCGCTGTGCAGATGTTCTTGAAAAAATGCCTTACCACGCTGTCGCTGTCGTACTGGCCGTAAATTTCAAGGTTGATTATCTCTACACGCCGGGACTGAACGGAAAAGGCAATGGATGCTGTTTTGCCGATCAGAATCAGTTTCGTCGGGTTGTTATAACCGTAAAAATGCCCACCCGCCCCGGCAAGCCTGAAATTGCTGCGGTAAGTGTCGCTGCAGTCCCATGATGAAACAGCAAAATTACCGGCAGGGAACTGGACGCCGATAGTTTTGCCATTATCGGTCCGTGACTGGCTCCATGCATCCATCAGTTTTATGGCGCTGATGCAGTCTGTTACGCCATCGGGGATAGCGCCAAAATGCTCAATATGCAGATCTTTGGGGTCCAGGTCCCGCTTCCAGCGTTTGCCACCGGTCGTTACAATTATATAGCCCCCGTCGTCAGCTGATGCAGTGTCGTCGCTGGTATAAACAAACGTACCGCCCCCGTAACCTGACTTAATGGCATATTCGCGCAAAAAGATACGCTGGCCATCCATCTCCGGTTCGGTTGCGCGCAGCGTGCCAATATCCGCGCACTGGCCGATCAGCTTTAAACCATCATTGCCGCTGATTTCCTGACGAAGCGCGGCATCCCCGATTGCCACCAGTTGCGCCGAGTCAGTAACCCATGAAGTTGCATCATTACCGGTGGCCGTCCAGGGGATATCTGTAGCGGCAGTCAGTTTATAAAATTCACCCTGATAACGGATGATCTGGTTGTACTCAGCGATGGTGAGCGGTCCATCCTCATAATCACCGACGACTGAATATCCGGAGTTCTGTATAAAGACGTTAAAGCGGTTGGCCTGACTGCCGAGTTGCACCACAAACCGGCTTTCCTGGTCTTCCATCTGGTTCTGGAAGTCGGTTTCCATCCCCCACCAGGTTTTTCGCAGCACGCCAAACCGGTCAGCCCACTCAACCTTGTCTAAGTCATTAACAAAATGGTCAAGGTTTTCCGCATTGTCATACAGGTCTTTAGCCGCAGCGGATCCCAGCGGATTACGTGTGTTATAGGTCGTCATTTTTGCCTCAAAAAAAATCCGCCGAAGCGGATTTATTTAGGAAACGTCGCCGGGATAGCTGGCGTCGTCATACTGATATTTGAGCGGGGTATACTGCGTCGCGGTGATTTCACAGGTGCCGTCAGACGAGGGGGTTATTTCTTTCAGTAGCGCGTCATATCCGACCCGCTCGGAACTGCAGAAAATCAGCCGGGGCAGTTCGACGGCCGGATCGTCCATAATCCATTCATCGAATGCCAGCGCGGTGGTAAGCGGAACGCTGAGCCTGAACTCATCAATGAATGTGGGCTTAATCAGGCCCGTAGCAGTCCCGTCCTGCAGCCGTAACAGGCATACGGGATTAGTGAAGCCCCAGTCTGGAGGCTCACTCAGCGTCAGCGTCAGGGCAGTACCGTCCGATGTGGCCGCAATGATCAGGCAGCTCAGCGTATCATGACCCGGTATATCGTCTGCGAGAACAACGCGATCCATGTACTCATAACAGAGGCCGTCCATTTCGGTAGAAACGCTGTGCGTGAGTTTTTCATACCGATACCCCATCAGACGGCGCATACCGATTCGATAGGCCCGATCCTTATCCAGGACGCCGTCGAGTGTGTAGCTTTCGATTTTTGATGGCGTCGGCTTGTCAGGGAACCGGCACTGTATGGTTTCCTCAGCCCACGTCTCCCCGTTTATGTATGTCACATTCACCCCATCATAATCATCCTGAGACGGCAGCGTGAACGTGGTTTTCAGTTCCTCCGTAGTTTCCTGTGGGGTAATCGCTCCGGTCCAGGTTTTTATGCCTTCGCGCCCTGCCGATGCCAGCCCGTCAGACAGCAGAAAATAGCCCATTCCCGCATTCGTTATCGTCTGCAGGATATCGAGCGCAGAGGTGCTGTCCGAATCGGCGCTGAAATCGAAATATTCCTTGCGCGGTGTCCAGTACGTTTCCTCAAGAGAATCGAGTGTAGTCTCGTCTGCGGTGATGCCCAGGCTGTTTAAAACGTGCAGCAACGCCCCGGAGATGGTTCTGGCCGTTCCCTGATCGTATTTTCGCGTCACGACAGCATTGATGCGGCGATCTGACTGAGCCGCCAGCTTGCCGCCTGTTTCAACGCTCACCGCCATAGTTGTGACCCCTGAATAGCTTGTCGGCCGCGTCGCCAGACGTGATCTCAGCGCCTGCCAGTAAGCACTGTCGCGACAGTTATTCTCACCCTGCTCGTTCGTGCGGCGGCACCGGACTTCCACCAGCCCCGTTGTTTTTGTGATGATGCGCTCTGTGTACCCCAGGCCATTAATGGATTTGTTGGTGTAGTTGAATTTCTTTGACGTCCAGCCCTCCCCGGAACCATAAACACGATATTGCAGCTCCAGCTTTACGGTACGGTTCTTTTTATTGCCGTTGTCTTTAAAGCCGCATATACCGGACGGAAAGGAGAAATTCACCTCTATACAGTTTGTGGTTTCATTCTCGGGACAGGCCAGAAACGGACCCAGCCACAGCTCATTGTCATTGATGCCCGTAGCCTGAAAATCGAGTGCCGTTCGCGTGCTGAACCCAGGCCATGAATCATCCTTGACGCCGTTAATCAGTCGTGCCAGCGTCACCGCAGAGCCGTCAATAGTGAGCAGGCGATATGCACTGCCGCTGTGACTCAGCGAAAGCCGCTGAGTGCCTTCTGGTATCCCTGAAAACGCGGTGCCGTCTGTACCTTCATAAGACAGCGTTACCGAAGCCTGAGCATCCTCAGTTGCTGGCGTATAGCTGGCTATCAGCAGCGAATACGTGATGCTGTTATAAACCAGAGAAACAGACATACCGGCATACGGGGCCAGTTCACTGAGACTGGCGCCACTGATCTGGCTGTAGAGTCCGCTGGCGGTGACAGTAAATGAGTCAGGCACAATCAGCGTTACTGACGCGCCCACGGTCCAGCTTTCCGGCAGTTGATTGTCATCGGACGTCGAACCATCATCATCGTCGGTCACAAGGTTATTAAACGTGACCGAATTCCCCGCCACGGTTACCGAGTCGGCCAGAATGTCGTCGGTTTCAGGCGCAGTGGTCCCCATATCCAGGCCGCTTCCACTCAGCGTTCCACCCACCTCCGTAGAGACGAACCAGTTTTCGGTACGTTCATCAGAACCCACATTTTCGCCGGGTGCATACACCGAATAATTAAATCCCTCTCCCAGCGATGTGACCGGCGTTGAGCCGACCCTGATATCGCCTTCGGAAAATGAGAAATTACCAGCGCCCAGGCAAATAAACAGGCTCATCATGTATTTTTCAGGATCGCTTGTATCAAAACGGCCCACTGGCGATACCACGTAATCGGGATAGATTCGGTATTTGCCAAACACTTCCCTGATGGGATCACCCAGGGCAGCACTGTTGGCCTTCGCCGGATTGAGATCCAGAGAGGTGCCTGAACCCACTGACTGATAAGTGCTGTCGATTCCTCTGGCCGTGAAGATTGCATAGGCCGCAGAAGCAACCGCAACCGCGACGGCAACCCAGGCGATTACCGCAGCACCACGCGGCACAGGATAGATTCTGACGTCATCTGAAGGATTAAGAATTTCAGTGGCCCAGCTCTCTGGAAAAAAACGCCGGCCATTAACTTCGGCGGCCACGGGCTGCTCGCGATCGATACTGTAGCCATTGACGTTAGTGGTCATCCATTCATGCAGGCTTATCGCAGCGTGATAATGAGTTTCCAGAGGTTCACCAGGCAGACGGGAAGGATAGATGCGGATAGTCATAGCCAGAACTCAACCTTTACGTAACGCCGTATGAAACGGGCCAAGGGCATGAACGTGACGTTAAATTTAGGGTTACACTCGGCGACAAACAGCATGTTGTCGATGCTGACGACGATGGCCACATGCGTCACCAGACTGCCGGTGTAACATGCCACGCCTGCGCCAGCCTGCGCCTCACAGCGTGTGAGCGTCTTCATTAAGTTCAGCGCCTCACGATGAAGGCCGTCATCGGATTTAGTCACGCCTGCAAATTCCGGCCAGCGCGATAACCCCATGTCATACCGGATTTCATTAATCAGCCCGAAGCAGTCAATTTCGGGAAAAGCGCGTCCGCCCTCCAGCCAGACGGCTGAAAGATATTTTTCAGGATTAAACAAAATAAAAACCTTTCTGGAAAAATCAGGAGAAGTAACGCAGTCCCGGAAAATCAGGCAGCGTGTAACGCTTGCGGGGCCATGCGGTATCGAGCACGTTCATATAACCGGCTGTGAACTGGACTTCAACCGCCGTCCAGTAACCGGATTTAATCGTCAGCTTATAGGGCACGTTCGCCGGTGCTGACCTGTCGGTTGAAATGAAACAGCGATAAATCAGATAGGCATCCTGCAGATCATTGATCGCGTCCCGCACCTCAGAGGAAACAACCCCGTCCACATTGCAGATAGCAAAATTCAGATCCTGTGTACCGTCTGCGTTTTTAGCAGGCAGGGCGATATCAATGCCGCAGGCAGTAAACGTTATCTCCTCCCCCGTCTCGATTGTCGCGGTAAAATCTGTCCACCCGCCCGTAAGCCAGTGTGTTTTTCCGGCGACATTTATTTCAAGCGTCTCAAGGATCACTTCGCTGCCACCTGATGCATAAAGCCTGTTAAGAACCGTCATTTTCGGGCCACTCTCTGTTCAGAGCCAGATCAAGAATATCGGCGTTAACAATATAATCAGGGAAATCACCCCATGAACTGTCAATCGTGGGCCTGTCCCATAATTCCAGCGTTGCCGTGTACTGCCAGTAATGCGGAGGAACAAGGGTCGGCCCCTTATAAATACTCATAAACCGGCATTTATAATCATCCAGCCCGATTGGGGTCTGCAGTTTCATGTAAAACCAGTTCACGCCGTCTTTCAGGATGTAGCGGTACCACAATTCGAAATACTGAGCGGCCCCCTGGTTTAAAAACTGCCAGGTTACTGAGGCATTAGTGGGAGTGGACAGATAGCGGCGACGCTGACGCGCCCTGCCTGACGTCATCGTGGTACGCAGCATCGGATCGATGGGTTCAAAGCCATAGCCGTCCTGCAGTGGCATAGGCAGATAATCATGGGGGTAGTAAATATCCGCCATCAGCCGATCCTCCGTTTCGTGTTCCAGCCATTACCCAGCGCTTTCGATACCTTACCCTGCCCGTTAGCCAGATGTTTAGCGACCATCTCATAGCCCTGTTTTGCCCCCTCAATCTGTGCCTGCCTCACCAGAGCGATGGTGGTGTCAGACGGGTTACCGTTTATGGCGATGGGCGAGCCAGTAAAATTAAAATTCTGCTTAGTAGAAACCGTATCTCCGGACACGTTGGTTGCGCCGGTTCCATATCCCTCGCGTGAAAGCGTCGCGTCCAGCCCGTTTTTGCGGATATTCTCCAGATTGGAAACACCAATGCTTTTTGTTGCGGCAGCATCAAAAACATACTCTTTGCCATGAACTACCCCGGCAATATCGTTAACTCCCCCGCTACCGGTGAAACCGCCGCTTTTGAACCCGACCCCCGCAACCGATGAGAGATCGGAAACGATGCTGGCCGTTGCCGCCGCGACTGACGCCATCGCCGCGATGTTATAGGGGAATGGGTTTGCTGCAGCCATCGCGATACCCTGCTGAATGGATACCAGAGACTGAGCAATTGCGTACGCCTTACTCGCTGCAAACGCGGCTTTGTAAATCGCCGACTGCTCACCAAATCCCGTTGCCAGAATGGAGAGGCCGCTGTCCATCATGCTCTGCGTGGCCGTATTGATCAGCGTGGTTTTCTGCGTTTCCAGCGCCTGATTAGCCTCTGCCGCTTTTTGCCTGATGGCCGTCATCCTGGCCTCACCCTCTGTCGTAATCAGCGCGGCCTGAGCGTATGCAGCCTCCTGCTGCTGTAACCAGAGCTGGAGCTGCTGTTGCGCCTGCATCACCTGGTTAAGCTGAGTCTGCATGCCGCCGTAAGAGCCCGACAGCTCACCACCCTGCGGTGCCAGCGTCCCGGTAACCTGTGTAACCGTTTTTGGCAGTGTTACCGGCGTATTTTTATAAATATCGGCCCTGGTTTTGTCATATTCGCCGGGTTTGAGCTGCCCGGTTGCTTTGGCTTTTTCGAGCAGCGCCAGCCGGGTAGTCAGCAGGTCGTTAGTGTCCTGAACCTGATCACGGACGGTCAGCTGCATTTTGTGAAAATCCGTCAGCGTCGTAACATGGGCCTGTGATGCCTCCTGAGTTTTATACGCCTGAATGATTTCAGCTGATTGCGCCAGTAATGATTTTTGGTCCGTGGTGAGTCTGGTTTTTCCCTTCAGCTCTGCTATCTGCTGCTCGAACTTGATGCGTTTCTGAGTTGCTGATGAAAGTTTTTCAGCCGAAACGAGCTGCGCATTAAGTGCTGCAGTTTGCTGATTAATAGACTCAAGCAGCCGCGCCCCGGCATCCTCTTTATAAGCCTTGGCTTTCGGTGTTTTGGGCGTTTTTGTTTTGGCTGTTTTAGGATCTTTATACATTTCATTAATGCGTGAGACGTTATTTGCGTATTGCTGCGCACTGATCGCTCCCGCATCCAGAAATCTTTTCTGCTCCTTTATCGCTTTATTCCGGCGATCGGCATTGCTGAGAAACAGCTCGTTGGCCCTGTCCGCCTCTATCTGGGTTTGAACCAGTTTTTGTTCTGCCAGATTGTGTTTAGTGATTGCGCCGGTTAAAACATCCTGAGTTGTGATTTGTGCCTGCAGCTCATCACGCTGTTTAATCATCGCTGGCAGGTTGTAACCATTGGCATTGGCCGTAAATCTGTTCCAGATCCCGCCCTCTGCCTGCCGCTTCTGAGCGTCGGCTATGTTCTCGTTGAGCGTGGCGAGTGCGTCTGACGGTGACTGACCTCTGCCAATATCCAGCATTTTATCCCAGGCATTACCGGCAGCGTTCGCCAGGGAGTTCCATGCGCGCTCAAGCGTTCCGAGGTTGTTGTGGATATCCTGAGCGCGTTGCTGCATAGCGCTGGCATACGCCTCAGTTGCAACACGAGCGGCCTCCTGCTGGCTGCCCTCATCCTGCAGCGCTTTTACCTGGTTATACGTTGCCAGCGTCAGGAAGTGATATTTGTCGTTGAGGCTGACCAGCGTACTGAGCGGTTTATCTGACAGCGCATTGAAGTTCCCAACCAGCTCATCGGTAGAGATACCCGTTTCACGCGTGATTTCAACTATCGCTGTTGCCACGCGCTCCAGTTCGTCACCCGCGACTTTGCTGGAACTGACCAGCTCATTAATGACGGCAGACGCTGCGCCGGTTGTAGAGTTTGCGACGGCGGCAACACGCGAGGACATGGCCACGAGCTCGCTGGCAGTTTTACCGACCAGATTATTGGTTAACGTCAGGGACTGATTAAACCGGTCCTGCTCCTGATGCCCTTTGTAATAGGCCAGCCCAAGAACACCCACTGCGCCAGCGGCAAGCGTGGCGGGATTGATTAACCCGGCCACGTAGCTTGCCATGCCCTTAATGGCTGGACCGATACCCCCGAACATATCTTTGAGCTGGCCGCCCTGCTGCATCAGAACCATGAACGGAGACTGACCGGTTGAAAGGCCCACCACAATGTCGGTCATCTGCGCCGGTATCATGCGCATGGCCCACGCGGTTTGTTTGGCAGACATTCCGGTTTTCTTTAAGTCTGAGTTAAATCCGGCAAGCCTGTTACGTGCTTCATCGATTTTATTTGAATATGCTTTGAATGTGTCAGTGTCTAATAGCCCTTTAGATTTAAACTTTGCTAACTCACGCTGCTGCTTATCCAGCTTATTCAATGCGGCATTGATAGGGTCGATCCTGTCCAGCAAAGAAGATAATGCTTCTTTCTCATCCTCAGTGGCTTTTGTGACTTTCCCAGCGCTCGCAGCGGCTTTCTGACCCCATTCGGTTAATCCCTGAAGTGCTGTCGTGAGGTTTACTGCATTTTTCTCAGCGCCGGTACTGTCAATAACAACCGCAAGCCTTGATTCGGTTTCAGACATTTATTTTTGCTCCGGATAAAAAAAGCCCGCAAAAGCAGGCAGTTTTTTATTTATTTTTTTTACGCCTTCTAATCCTCTCCTGCTGCTCAGCCCAGTTTGTACGGAACGCATCATCAAGTGCGTAAATCGCCGCCTCAAACTCATCGCGGTCTATCATCAGGCGATGCGAGATAATAAAAGCGGCTATTTCAGCACAGCTGATCGGAAGAGGAACGGCGTTAGAACCGGCATATCGGCGCTGGCGTGATATGACGGCGTAGGCAGAGAGGATTTCAGAGCAGACACTGTCGAAATCTGGCTCAGGTATGGGAGGCAGTTTTAACTGTTCGCGACGCCAGCGCGCCTTCTCCGATTTCTCGCCGCCGAACTCCTGGAGCCATTTCTGAGCTTCGAGGACTTTCCCACGGTTTCCTCGACCTGCTTTTGCTTGCCCTCGGCAATCTGAGCGGCAACGGACAGGATAATCCAGTAGAGGGCGGGCTGCGCCTGCAGCAGCAAAACCCCCTTTTCCGGGGTGTAGGCAATCGCCTGGGCTTTGCCGTCGATCATCTCGCCAACCCCCTGCCAGTCGAGCAAAAGATATCGGGCGCAGTTCTCAATCAGCAGATCATCGCTGGAATCAATATCCCCCACCTCAGACAGAACGAATTCACTGGTGCCAACGTTATAGGTGGCGTCCAGTTTATCCATGTGGCGGCGAATTAATGCATTACGGGACCGATATTCCGGGTTTTGTATGCTGCCAACTTTAAGCCGAAACCCCTTCTCCAGCCCATCTTTTTCACCAATCCAGCGCTCGCCATTTAAATCAATTTTTTCTGAAATCAGTAACATCAAAAACCTTCCTGTAAATACTCAGGCTGCCTGTTAAACAGACTCGCTGGTTGCATCTTCGCTGGTTGCATCTTCGCTGGCGTCATCTTCGCTGGCTGCAGCTTTGCGGGTAATTGTTGGAGAGACATCCGCAGCGGTAATATCAAGCTGCACCTGAATAATTTCCGTATTACCGCCATCCGGCCAGTCACCGGCCACCTGTACCTTTGGAAAATCAAAGGTGTAAGAGCCTTCGTCGTTTGCGATGGCAAAACTGAATGGCACGGTTGCCCCGGTAAGGCTTTTGCTCCACACTGCCCAGGCGGCTTTGGACCATGAAAGAGTTACGGAGCCTGACGGCGTGAACGTGGTCTGGATATTGGCCCCGGCGAACGCTGATCCAGTACCGATACAGCGCTGAGTCTGCAGGTTATTATCAAACGAGATATCGAATGAATCGATGCAGAACCCGCTACCGCCATCCACGCCATTTAAGCTGATGCTCGACACTTCTTTAAACGAGTAACGCAGATCCCCTGCATTGTCTGATGGCTCAGAAAAATAACTTTTGCTGTCGGCATTTGAATCCCAGTCCAGACCGGCAACGGTAATGGTTGCAGTAATGTCGCCATCATTAGGGATTTCCATTTTGAACGTGCCGACCTGACAACCCCGCGCAATGGACGCCACGCCAATGTCAGAGGCATACGTAGCCATACTGAACGCGATACGGTCATTGCCCATCGTGAGAACATCATCAACCCACTCTGCGCCGAAACAGGACGCCAGAAACTCATCATGCTGCCCCCAGCGGAATTTCGTTTCCACATCGCCCCCGACATCCACGGTCCCCATGCTTTTGCCCTGGGCCATGCGTGTACCACCAATTTCGTCGTTATCGTCAGTGCTCTGGTCGGGAGCAATACCCCATGCTGTGCGTTTGAGCAGATTCCACACCCCTGTCGCAGGAGTGGTTCCCGCAATAGTTTCTCGAATAAAGGCCGAGACGACCTTAGCGCCGCTGGACATGCGGACACCTCCATTTTGAATAGGTTAAATAGCCCGATACGGGATTTGCAGATTCAGCTGATACCAGCCATCAGTTTCACCGGCTGGCACCGTTGAAACGGAGAAATAGCTCAGACGGCCATCATCCTGAAATTCAAATAGCTCCCGGATTTGGTCAGCGGCCTGAGTGATGAGAAGCGAGCGGGAACCCGCGGGAACGAACAACTGAATGATGATCACGCCTGAGCGATAAACTACCGGTCCCGCACCAATTTCATTAGCGCCAGACAGCCCTGATATGTCATTCAGCCGCGCCCATATCGCGCGCCCTGACGGATCAAACACCGGCCCATTCGGGTATGTCACCGCCTCAGCAGGAACAGCTGTCTGGGCCGTCATCCGTCTGGTGATGGCCTCTCTGATTTCTGTGAACGTCATTTGTAAGCCTGGACAATATCGTTAAACGACACGGCATAGACGCCGGTGGGTGCCTGCGTTGAGTGCCCGTTTTCGAGCGCGACGGAGTAAGGCAGATTTGTCTGGATATAAATTTTTGAGAAATTCGGGGCGGTGGAAATGGTTGCAACACCCGCCTCGATAGTTTTTGCACCTCCCGGATCCGGTTCTTCAGGAACCCAGTTACTGGGCTGGTCTATGCTCACAAAATGCGAGGCCCGGAATGTACCGGCGCGATAATCAAGTGGCCGGTAAATTTCTCCCTGCCCCCGTTTCAGTTTTCGGGGCTTCTTCGGGCCAGATGGCCCGGAATTAGCGCTGTAAACCGCCTCTGCGAGCGTAACCTTGTGGCCCTTTTTGATCCTCCTGTTGCCATTTTTATCTGCTGCGCCGTGCTCATCACTGTTTCTGAGTGCGTGATTGATATCACTTACACGATCACGCTGGCGAACCTGCGCGCTGTTGATGGCCCACAATTCTGGATTCCCGACAGGTGATCTGAGCACAACGCTGTTAAGCAACTGGATAGCAATCGCACGCTGCTTTTTGCCAACATCCTCCTCAACAAGTCCCGCAAACGCAGCGGGATCAAAATCCCACGATTTTCCCAATCACGCCCTCCGTAGTTGTAAGGAATATGCCGCCCGCGCCGGGTCCGTGTCGGCGCTGATAATTTTGTATTGCTGGGCCTTGCCAGTCAGCAAATCAGGCGCAGTGATCAGATGCTTCACTGCCGGCTCGCCATCCACCTCATTTGTCAGCGCTGTCAGTTTCAGGTCGCCGCGCAAAATGTTAACGCCATCGATACTGTCCATACGGTATCCGGAAAGCACGCCACGGCCTGAATAACTGATTGTTTCACCGGTAACCTGCTCTGTTACCGGATCGACGGTTGTTTCTGAAAAACCTGTACCTGAAAACTCGCAAACTGCGTCTTTTAAATCATCATCAAACGCTGCAGCAATCTCTGCCTGCAGTTCGTCACGTATACCCATACCTACCCCCTGTTAACGCGTATTTGCGATGTACTGGCCCCATACGGTCGCAGCAGCGCCAGCGCAAGCTGAAGGTCTGAATCGAGTAAAGCGGTGCTGCCTGTAGATAGCTCAGCATAGGATTTTGAAACTTTGGCCCCGTCTACTTCTACAGAACGACTGGTAAGCACGCCGGAATCAGTTTTTTGCTGAAATAGCCCGCCATTTGCGGCAGCCTGCGCAGCGTAGGCACCTGCCAGCACCACGTTCTCAGGAATGGTATCGCCTCTGATATGCAGATTCAGGCCATTCATCCACGCATTAGCGGCAAGAACAGAGCGCGATTTTTTGCTGTCCTCTGTCCACCCCTCTCCCAGTAGCGTGTCCACCTGCGCAATTGTGATGAACGTGCGCATAATCAGTCCTCGGCGGCCACCCGCCAGCCATGTTCAAGCCACGTCTGGACGTTGTCTGAGTGAACGCTGGCCTCAGTAGGACCGCCAGGGAACTCAGGTTGATTACGTACCATTGACACGGATTTAGGGCACCCTGTGAATGGCGAAAATGTTGCTACGCCACTGGCATCCACGTCGCCCTGTACGCCTGCCACTGGTTTCTCAAGCGAAGCCTGCAACAGCGCCAGATTTCGCCCGGCGTCAAATTGCTGGCGGTCCTGCTCAAGCTGCTGGCGCTCCTGATTCAGTTGCTGCTGATCCTGCACCAGTTGCTCCTGCTGCAAAACGAGCTGCTGTTGCTGTTGTTCCAGCTCCTGCCGTTGCTGGTCTAATTCAGTACGCTGCTGTTCAAGCTGCTGTTGCTCCGCCTGCTGCTTTTGTAAATCTTCAGCCTGACGCGCCGCGCGCTGTTCTTTCGTCAAATTCGCCATATGCCCTCCAGAAATAAGAAAGGGGCCGAAGCCCCCTTGATTAACCGAGAATGATTGTTGAGTGCGCCGGTTTAACTGGCGCGACGCCCCAGGCCAGACCTACCTCATAGCGCACCTGACGATATTGGCGATAAAGCGCAACCTGGAAAGTAATGCCTGAGACCGGATCGGATACGTTCATAACGTCATCTGCAGCATCACCCCCCTGCGGCATTGCCGGGGTGCGTGAGGCAAGAATGAAGGCGTTGCGATCAAACGCCATATTTGGCACAAATCCGCCATGAACAGTGATTTCGGTATTGTCTGCCAGATCCTGACGCAATCCCGGCTCGCTGAGCGTGATTGTCGTTGCAGTAGTGGCAAGAACCACGTAGCGGTGGCTGTCCCCAGCGAACGTGACAATAGAACCCTGCGCGATGTCTCCCGTACCGGTGTCCACGGGAATGATCAAATCACCTTCATTTTTGCTGCCATTAACCAGGTAACCTGCAGCTGTAGTGGCGGCGACTTTTTTGATACCGGCTGAGTTATGCAGGCTGAATCCCTCAATGCGGCCAATGATACCTTCACGCAGCAGCTCATCAGTACCCGCTTCGTTCGTCTTGAACAACACAGACTGTTTACCGCGCACATTGGCAATCGCTGAGGAACCCAGCACCATCTGCAAGCTGGTGGTAGGTGAACCGTTATCTTCCAGCACCTGACGTGCCTGAGCGAAATCACTCAAATCTTCTTTGATACCGAATGGTGTAGTGCCGATGGTGCCAATTGCGCGGGACGAGCCGTAGTACAGGGATGCAAGGTCTGCATCAACTTCGTTTGAAATGGCGCGAAATGCCTGAGTGAACTGATCGGCCAGAATGGTGTTGTAGGTGCCTGATGGACCGATCGCCAGCTGTTCCTCGCCGTTCCATTTAACAGGTGCCATCTTCGATTTGGTGATAACAACGTTAACCGTGCCGATATTCTGATTACCGTCGTTTGGCGCTGTTGGGCCTGGCTCAATATCTACCGTAGTAGCCGCAGGTGCAACCGGGGCTGTTACAGTCTGATCTTTAGCAGCTGCGTCGGCTTTTGCATTTCGGGCAACGGCAGGGATAAATCCAACCTGTTCGCGCGAGACAATATCCAGAGCGGTGTAGATAGTCGGGATTAACCCGGTGAGGGTATTTGACATAAATGAACATTTCCTTAGAAAAAAGTAATTAGGGTTATCTGAGCTATCCAGCTCTGGCACTTGCCCCCATCCGGAGGCGCAGCAAATTAGTCGACGATGGTGATTTTATCGGCCAGCGCCGCCTGTCGTTGGGTCGCGTCCAGTGCATCGAATGCAGAACGCTTCATGGTTTTCTGGCCTGCTGCATGCTGGGTTTGCTGTGAGCCTCCACCGCTATTACCACTGGCCTTGAGGATGTAATCTTTCTGCGGGTACTGCTCTACGAGGTGTTCGAGAGCTTCGTCGAAGCTGGCAAGCTCGCCGGGTTTTGAGCGGGAATAGATTTTGTTGCCGCTTGGGTCATAGGCGACAACTTTGCCGTCCTCTAACTTAAATGACTGCCCGAAACGGGCCTGCACAAAATCAGAAGGGATCGCCAGTTTGTCGGTGATGAATTTGGATGCTGCAAAACTACCGCCGATTTTTGCTTCGTAAAGCTGGCTTTCAAGCGCTTTGCTTTGCGCGGTGGCCTCATCGAGCTGAGTCTGAAATGTCTTCGTGATCTCCGCTCTGACCTGATCAACCGCACCGGCATCAATCAGCTTTTTCTGGTCAATTTTGGTTGCCAGCTCCAGCGCTTCAAGCGCCTTTGCCGGGTCACTGATTTTGGCGTAAGTGGCCAGCTTGGTTTCCGCTGCTTCTTTCGCCTCACGGTGAGTTTTTGCCTCCCCGTTTAGCGATGAGATTTTGCTGACCGCCTGCGCAGCATCGAACCCGATCTCTTTGCCATCGTCATGCACGTAAACCGGCAGGCCGTTTGCGTCTACTTCTGCGTAGTTTTTGCCGTTTACTTCTACAGTTTTGAGTTTCATGCTTTTTACCTGGTTAGCTGGTCATCCGACCGTTGCGCCACGCATCATCCGAATTGCGGCAATAAAAAAGCCGCCCGCAGGCAGCTCAGAGAAAATTAAAAAATAAAAAATTAAATAAATTCGATAATTATTTTTCCGCGAAGTTTTCGCGAGTAAATTTCGTCTCTTTTTCTCTTATGCACCCTGAGGGGATGGGGATGAAAAGCGGCAATACCTCGATCAAGATCCGCCCATATACAATTTTTTATTTTATTGCCGTTAATAAAAATATTTCGCCGACCGCGCCCATCACCTGCATAGTGAAAGTTGCTGCCAGTTCCGTTTCGTATCACTGAGTTATGCATATCAAATCCCTGCCCTAATAAACGCCTGTTCATCCCGTTCACGTAACTGCGCCAGCGTCAGCCACTCACCCCTGTCGGTATAGAATTTGTCCGGCGACATACCACCATCCCTCATCAGTCTGGCGCGCTGCTCACCGACTATCTGTTTCTGGCGCTCATACGGCTGGCGCTCAAACCATCCACTGTAGTCAGTATCTGCCGGAATCTGCCCATCCATGCTGGCGCGTGTTGCGCCTGAAATCTCACGGATATCCAGCCCCAGCTCGTCTGCTGATTTAAGGATCAAAGTCTCTGTTGAGCGACAGCAGAAATGAATTTTCCCCGGCCCTTGCAGATAGGGAATTTTGTGGCCGATGGGTTTGTTAGCGAGCGTGTAGCGCAGGAGATCCCGGATGCGACACATTGGCGTGGTGTGATTATCCAGAGTAGACAGCCACTGTTTACCACTCAGCAGGTCATCGTTAACGCTGGCGAACTCCTCTCTGGCAGTGGCTGCAACGTGTCCGACCGCAGTTTTAGCGATGCTAGCGGCGTTGCTGCGGCTCATCTGCAGCGCGCCGTCCTGATAGCTCCGGTTGGCGTGTCCGCGTATTTTTTTCGCCAGTTGCGTTGTTGTGTCGCCGAGTAAAAAACCCTGCCTGATGGTGTTGGATATGCGAGCCATCCTGCCTGCCTCCAGACCGGAGGCCCACTCCTTCAGCAGCTTTCCCTGAAATGGTCTGGATATAGCCGCTGCATAAACCATTTCGGGCGTTACCGACTGCAGTGGATAGCGGATTTTGACCTCATCCGGCAACAGGGCATCAAACAGGCTCAGCTGAAAACCCGCCTCATGCTCTGCAAAATCACGGAGTTCTGTCGTAATGCCATTGAGGTAGGCAGCGGTGGCCTGCCTATTGATCTCACGCACGCCCACCAGCATGGTTTCGAGGCGCTGCACTGTGAAACTCATATGGTCCAGTGTTTCCAGCGCTACTATGAGCCGCGCCGATAGCTCGGCGTCACTCTTATTGAGGGTCTTTACCATCCGTCCAGCTACGCCAGTGCTGTAACGGCTAATCCACAGCGCGTGAGCTATCGACTCATCGCGCAGGGTTTCGTTGATGGTTGCCACATTAAACCTCGCTCAGCACCACAGGCGGATTCTGCAACTCATCCAGAACGTTTTTAGGATCAGCATCTGGATCAATGATTTTGAGGCGCTGATAGGCTCGTACAGCGTCAATCTGGCGTATGTCGCCACCCTGCCGCAGGCTCTGAATGGCCAATACTGACGGGGCATTAAATGACTGGTCTGCAACGTCCAGCTCTGTGCGCACATCCACATTACCGCCATCACGCTCGCCAATGTATTCGGCCATGATCTGCAGAATATTATCCAGCGCGTCCTCCAGGGAATTCGCCATCGTGAAAAGCGGCGAGTTTTCCTGCATTGTTTCCTGCTCTGTCTGATCGACAGATTTAGTGGAGGTATTTTCAGGCCGCAGTAGTTTTGCTCCAGCCATGCGCATCTGGTTTTCCAGCGTATCGAGAGAAGTCTGCCCTGCACCGATGGCGCTGCCGGTATGCTCCACATACTCAACGCCATGATCCTCCCTGTCGGAAAAATTCGTTGCACTCGATGCCCCGATTTTCAGTGTCTCGTTTTCCCCCAGCCCATAGGTAACGAGAATAGGAACACGGGCAACGTGCAGAATGTTGTCCTGCTCGCTCTGGCTCTGCCAGTGTTTGACATTCAGGTGGGCCAGCTCCAGCAGCGGTGGCTTACCGCGCATAAATCCGGTCCGTTTCGTGTAAAACGTAACGAGTGGAATATCCTGCCTGCTGGTTTCCCATTCCTCATGTAACAGCCAAACATTTTTATCAGCTGCACTTACCCCTTTGCGCCAGATTTCAACCTTGCCAGGCAGAATGTGTCGAATCTGCTCTATTTTAGTCTGACCAAAATCCACCCCCCTGACGACAACGATTTCACGGATGCGTAACTCTGTCAGCACTACACGACCGTTTTCAGGCTTTGAATCCCATCCGATCACCTGTTTAGGGTTGAGCATTGTCACGTAAGGTCGTGCGCCGGAGGCGATTTCATCTGCGCGGGTGCGTACTGTCGTTTTATCGATGCGGGGATAATCCACCAGCGCGTGAGCGAGGCCATATTGCAAACCCAGACTGAAAAACTCCTGCGCCCACACGTCCAGGCGATTGCCGGCCATATCAAAGTTTTTTGTGTACTCGATAATTTTTTCTGGCGTTTCCTCACTGAGTTGAACCACGTCAGCAAAAACGCGCCCACAGTTTTGTTTGATCGTTTCCTCGTAGGCCGGGAGTAATGTCGATATCGCCAGGCGGCGCTGGTAATCCTCTTTCTCCTCATTAATCCAGCGAGGCATATAAATCTCACCGAGCTGGCGGATATAAAATGTGCCGCCCATCAACGCGTCATTGAGATCCCACGCGTCCAGCATGTCGTTGTAATCGAGATTCGGGGTAGAAATATCTGGCATGAATTAAATCCGCAATTTGGTGACTTTTCCGGTCGGTTTAACTATTGGGAATTGTTTGATGATGAAATACCCACCAGCATCGTTCGGGTGGTCATTATCATCCGATTTATCAGGTTCGCCGTTATCGCCCCATACCTGCTGCTCCAGCGCCTCAGCGTAAACAGGGCAGCGCTTCACGTTGACCTTATAGCGCCGCACGCCATTCCCGTTACAGAACATGGCGTTCATTGAGTTAACGCGATCTTTTACGGGAGGGTTTGCGGCATTAACGACAACGGTAAATCCAGCCTGCTTGAGCTGGGCTATATCCGTCGCGCTGGCGTTGACTGATTTCCGGGAATCACCGGAGGCATCGGGATAGATATAAATTTCGCGCGTTTTGCGATAATTATTGCCGTCATACAGCCAGAACCGCTCTTTGATCATGCGAATCACGTCCGGCGTGTCCATCCCCTTAGTTATCTCGGTAACGGCACACGGCAGGCCCAGGCGGAGAACGTGAACGATCCCAGTCATTTTTCCCACGTTGAAATCCATCCCGATATAGAGCGGCTCCCCTGGCTGCTCCTCTTCCTCGCAGTTATTCAGCACGCGATCAAACTGGTGATAAATGGTGCCGCTTACGAGGTTGGTGAATTGCCCTCTGAGGTAGGCTTTGATCAGCTCGGGTGGATAGCTGGCCATCAGGGAAGGAATGTAGTCAGCCGGGAGATTCTTCTCGTTATCAAAAGTGGACGCCTGAATAATGCCGTACATGCCAGCCAGCCCAGGCTTTTCACGGATTGCCTTAACAAACTGCTGGTAAACGAACTTGAACCCCTCGGGGGTTGTTGTCACGTCAATGCCGTTAAGCAACCCCGGCACTTTATAACGCATACGGGCGATTATTTTCCGCCACGCCATTTGCGCTTTTTTCGTTGGCAGAACGTCCAGCTCATCGATCAGCGCTTTACCGATTTTAAATCCGACTATCGTCTGTGGTTTTTCCATCGACCGGCAAAGCGTGGTTCCCCGGTACTGACGCCCTGCGTAAAAGTGGACCTCTTTGTTGCCCTCGTTAATTTTGGTCTTCAATCCCCAGTCAAACGCCACCTCTTCAATTGTGGGATAGAAAATATCGCGTATCTGAGGATATGTCGGGGCGAAATACCCCTGATTGACTTTTGGATGCTCCCAGACGCCTTTGCACAGCCCGCCACAGCCGACCCACGTTTTACCGGAACCGAATCCGGCGACGTAGGCTTTAAATTTATGTGGCATTGCGAGGAATCGCGCCTGAGGAATATTAAGTTGCGGCGAAATCCCCGTCATCGTCATCCCTCACGCGTGCATCCACGACGTTAATGTTTATCGCTACCGGCAACGGCTCTTCATCCTCCTCATTTTTCGCGGCCAGCTGTTTTCTCAGAGCCTCAATTTCGGCCTGTAGTTTTTCGTTCGCCAGGCGCGTCTGCTCAGCTTTGAGTAATCTCAGCTCCCTTTCCTGCTCACTGACCGCCAGTTGGTGAAATGCAGCCAGATTTTTCAGGGCTGCATCCTGATCGCGCATTATTATTTCAATGCCGAATTTTGATTTTTTTACCCCAGCAATCAGTCGGCGTGATGGGCCTGTTATGTCGCGGGTATCAGCCAGATAAACATCTGCCACGCCTTCACCAGCACAGCGTGGACAATCGGGATTAGGATCATCGTTCTCAATAAAACCCAGGCCGCCATATTCAGGCTGAGGTTTTCCATCCGCCAGGGCCTTTTCTGCCGCGCGGTCATATTCATCGATATCCCGCCACTGATAGAGAAATCGTTCCCCCCAGCAATGCCTACAGCAGCATCTGCGCATCTGAGAAATCTCACCGGGATCGGCAATAGCAATTTCATGCCAGTGCCGTAATACCTCCTGACCGCTCAGTACGGCGTCTTTGTGTAGCCTCTCCAAGCCGCGATTAATTGCCCGATTAATGTTCGGCTTTCGATAGAGCTTTCTTGCGGCAGGATTTTCCCCTTTATAACCAGCATTTTTATAGGCTGCATATTTATCACGCGTCCTTAAAAACTCGGTTACGAACGTTTGTTCCTGCGCATTTAAATCTGCGCAAAAAGAGGAACCACTCGTAACCTGCGCACTTTTCTTTTGCGCAGCCCTTACAGGCTCAGCTTTCTGGCTGTGTGAGGCTTCAGAGGATTTTTGCGCAGTTTTATTTTGCGTACTTTTTTGCGCAGTTTCTTCAGAGGTTTTTTGCGCAGTTTTTTTTGGCGGCTTCTTTATATAGCGGCGAGCGCTGCTGTAGTTTAATCCCTCCTGTTCACACCACGCTTTGGGTGATATCCCCGTACTGGCATGAGCAGCAGCAAACTGAGACTGCAGCGCCCTCCAGTCGGGTTTGCTCACTATCAGTCCTTACTGGCAGATAATCTCATTAGTTCGTTATATGCGCTGGCATCACCTTTGCGCGCACGCTCATATAACGCACGTCTTAGCTCTACCTCGCCTTTCGCTCGCCCCTTCCTCATGGCATCCCTGAATGAGCCCATCAATTCACGGTTCTGTCTGAGTTCAGCCAGATCGATATTGAGCACGTCAGCTATCTGCTGCTCGGTCATTCGGAACGCGGCGAGAGATTCAATTTTTAAAAACGGGAGCATGATTACCCCCTGTCAGTCGGCAGGCGTTTTTTATATTTTTCGTCGAGAATTTTTACTGCGGTGTTGTTCCAGCTGATCCGGTGGTGGATCCGCTCATGGGCTAGGCCCATTATTGAGATTTTCACGCATGATGGCGCATACATCACCGAGTAGAAACTTTTGACGTATGTTCCTGATGCCAGATACAGCTCTGTCATACCGCCACTGTTCGACTGTGTGGGTTTCTGCAGTAGCTGGACGGCTCCAATAGTCAGGAATAACTCACCACGCCGGCCGAGGGTCGTGTAGGTGTTAACGTCCTCATTGATGCGGCCAACAAACTCGAATGGCCTGTCAGTGGAGCAAATCAGGCTGTTCATGGCTTTCCGCTTTAACCACGAGGCGTTATCTGAATCTCCGAGAAAATCTCCACCCTGTGCCATTGCGATAGTTTTGGCAGGGATTGCCTCGTAATACTCAATCATTGCCTCAAGTACCGGATCGAGGCGGGTGATCAGGCAATAATCTTTTTCGAGATCCTTGCCGACCCTGAACTGAAACGCGGTGTAATCATCGTCCAGCTCAATAAAATATTTGCAGCCTACTTTTTTCGCCAAATCAAAACAGGCGTTGCGGGCATAAAAAATAGATCGCCGGTCGCCAAAATTATCGCCTTCATCAAACCGGCTGGCGATATCGCTTTTTGAGAAAATCAGCAATTTATCGCCGAACAATTCCTGATAATGCTCCCGGGTGGTGTCCTCATCGTCAATGACGATAAAAAACTTGCCCGTATAGCCGGATTTTTTTAACAGGTTCAGCGTGTAGATTTTATCCGGGCGCCCGTGACTCAGGATGAATGCGCAAAAATCATCACGCATGCTCTTTTTCCCCTTCGCCGTGGACTATCTCAACCATCTTTTTGGTCAGATGAACGAATCCATGCTCTATCGCTTTTTCATAGTCGATGATGACCAGAGCCGACTCTTCAAACAGCGCCTGAACCTCAGCGCTCGCCGATGCGTAGTAATCAGCGATTTTGTTGAAATGGAACACCGTGTGGCGCTCTGCGGCGCTGAGCAGAAATCTTTCAACCTCAGGCGGGAGTTCTGCCGCCTTAATGCGCCCACGCAGATCCTGCGTTTTATTTTCGTTATACAGCTCTGATACTACAGGGACCGTTTCGGATGGCTCGTAGACCGGCGTGTCGATTTTTGCAGTGTAGGGATCATCATCATTCAGGATTTCAGTTTCGACCTCCACCAGCAAATCGTCGATCTCCTCCAGGCTGAATCCCGTCAGACCGATATCGCACTGCGCATCCATCAACTCAGCGAATTCCAGCTTTAACAGCTCAGTGTCCCAGCCTGCATTCAGCGCCAGCTTATTATCAGCTATCCGGTATGCCTGTTTTTGCTCCGCAGATAATCCAGTCAGGATTATGGCCGGCACATCGGTTAAACCGAGCGTTTCAGCGGCCATTACACGACCGTGTCCTGCTATCAGATCCCCGAACTCATCAATCAGGACAGGATTAGTCCAGCCGAACTCAGTAATGCTGGCGGCAATCTGCTGCACCTGCGCCTCTGAATGCGTGCGCGCATTACGTGCATAGGGGATGATTTCGCTCAACGATCGGTAAATGATTGTGAGCTGCTGAGTGTTTTCTGTTGTGGTCATTTCTGAGAATCCAATAAAATGGCCCGGCTCTGCAGAGCGAGCTGGGCCTTGGTTCATACTCATTATGACTGATCCGTGGGTATGGATGTCTGCTGGCAGTTACAGCTGCCAGCAGTCGCCCACCTTCATATTTCGTTACGGTGTTAAAGCCAGCCTCATCTGCGACGATCCCGCCGCTGCCCGCCCGTAAATTTCGCCTGTAGCTGTATAAGAATTGTTCCTTTCTCCACCTGCAAAAATTGGATGGCCCAGCAAAGACTCGGACGGAACACCGGTCGATTTGCAGATATCGCCGTAACCGGCAACAGCCGTGATCAGCATGGAGTCAGCATCGCTCGCAATGAGCGTCCAGGACGTTCCCACCGTTTTATTTTCAGTAGACATATTTCACTCTCAATCAGGATGCATCAACTGCGGTTATCACCAGTGTAGAAACCATATCGTTCAGCGTTACCGTCAGCGTGCAGGTTCCGGCAGTGAGGATACTGACAGCTGCCTGACCACCAGAAGATGTGCTGATATGCTGTACCATGCTGGGATTTGATATAGTCCAGACGGCACCGTCTGCGCGCCCGGTTTGAGCACCGGTTTCACCACTGACGAGGAATGCCCCGAGATACTGCCATCCTTTAGGGGCAGTCGCGTTCAGCATCGTGTAATGCGTTGAATCTACCTGGGTGACATACCATGGCGACGTGGAGGATTTGTTGCTGTCGTTCTGGATAAATATCGTGTCGGGTGTAATTTGAGTTTTAGTGCCAATTGCTAAGGCACCAGGGTCTGATATGCTCGAAGTCTTACTACCACCAATCTCTATGGCATCAGCTATAACTATCATTCAGAGTTTCCTGCTGTCTGTATGTGCTTTACCCTCAGCTTTCCGATATAACGTGCTAACTAATAATTGTCTTTATTTTCAAAAAACGAATCCTGAAAATACATTTTTTCAAAATAAAAAAAACCACCCGCAGGTGGCTTACTGGTTATAAATCTTTTTTAAGTCGCCTTTTGCTAAAACAAATCTCTCCGTGTCCTTCACAATCAATGTGTAATATCCGCAATCCTCATTCTCAATGAAGATGTTGACGGCAGTACCGACATTGATATTTCCCAGCGCAATGCTGCTCATAGGCACCGTATCTGCGTCGAGATAATCAATGTCAGCTCCCTCATCCCGCCACCTGTCTGCTTTGATTTTGAAAGTTCCAGCCTGCAATATTGAAAAGGTTACCTGGGCCATCTTCATTCCCTCATTGATTGTGAAGATGGCATTTTACCACAGCAGATAAAGTAAAAATGAGGAGCGCTGCCGCAGCGCTTCACCGAGTGCCTAACCAGCATGCCCCGCCACTGTTTGCTCGGGACAATTTTTCACCCAGGTTTCGTTATGAACCAGAATTTCCCGCTGCGTCGGGGCGCTCATGACCTCGATATCGTGATCACTGACATAAATCGGTCGCACCCATTCGCACCCGGTATCAATCACCCTCGCGCCGCCACCGTTCCCGCAGCCGCTCAGAAACAGCAGCATCAGGCTGGCGGTTAATACCCTGCTGAACTTCGACAGCATTTTTCAGCACCTCGATACGTTTTTCTGCAACCTCTGCCTGAACGGATGCCTGCTCAGCAGCGGCGGTAGTTTCGGCAGCGCTTTTGCCCCGGCTCCGGCCCAGCCTGAACGCGGTCACCACCAGGGCGGCAATGATGGCCAGCGCGGCTAAAACGGTCTGCATCAGATCACCCCCTTATAAGCGGCATAGGTGCCAGTGCGCATTACCTCCGCGTGGCGGTGTGCGCGATTAGGCGTCTGGCGTGCCCAGTCACTATCGAGCATTTCAACCGATGCACCTGCAAAATTACCTGCAGCCACCAGAGCAAGCGACTTTTTGAACTTCGCCAGGCCATTAACGCCCAGCTGATATGCCATGCTAATCAGGATGTCGCGGCGTGCGTCGTTACACTTTGCCAGCGCAGCTGCAATGACAGACTGGCGATTCATCGATGCGGTTTTGGTGTCAATCATGCAACGCTTCCAAACGTCGCCCACCGAACGCGGTACGGTAAATGTGTAGTTGGCCAGCGAAGCGCCTTTCGGACCGATGCGAATGCCACCGGCAACGGTGGGAAAGCCCAGCGTGTCGAGGTAAGGCGACTCCACATAACCTTCTTCAAAATTGAGGATTTCAACAATTTCACTCATCGATTTTATTCCGTGGTGTAAATGAAACAATTCGCGCTACGTTGCCCCGCACCGCAAACACAGCCGCGCAGATCAGGGCATTCACGATAACAACCGGCCAGCCGCTGGCGCGGTACTGCCCGAATAACCAGAGCAGGCCAAAATTGGCATAGAAAAGTATCAGTCCGGCTGCAACCCATGAAAAACAGGGTTTATGTGTGCGTCCGGCTTTACTGAATGCCATCAGGCGCAATGCTGTAGCTGCACAAATGGCGACATCAATTACTGTCAGGAGATCGCTGCCGATCATGATTTTTCCCCCAGCCATTTTTTAATAAGCGGCAGTTTTGAAATGCCCCCATTTTTCAGCCAGAAATAACCCTGAACAGCGGCAGCAGAAATCACGACAGCCGCCAGCCCGTCCAGGGGCTTTTCAATCTGAATGTCGTATTTTTTTGCAAATTTCTCCATGAGATCTGCAACAACTTCCGCGGCGGACACGCCCGTTGCATAACCAAAAATGAAATAGCCTATGATCTGACGACGCGTCAGATTACTTGCGGTCACAATAAAGAACAGCGAACCGGCAAATGCACCAAACGCTATCGAATAATCGGCAGACGTTATAAATCCGACTACTGCAGACGCAATAATCCCCCAGCCAGCAACGGTTCCCACCGTTGCGCCGGTGCTTAATGGCTCAGCCATTATTTATCACTCTCCTTTTTTTGAGCGCCTTTAGATACAAAAAAGGCCCGCATTAGCGAGCCTGATTCTATTTATAGATACTGATAACTTCGGCCTTAATCTTTTATCTTTCTAAAAATCCATTTGAAAGAAAATAGCAGTATCAAAGCATAACAAATAATAACCGTTATCAACGAAGTGAAAGTAACTGGATCAGACCCAGGTTCATATATATCAGTCTGATAGTGACTAAAATATTGGTAAGAGTGATCAACTAACCAACTGGTGACAGGATAGAGAGGCATGCCATAACGTGACAGCATAAAAGCCAGAATCAGGCAGACCAAAAATTCTGCCGTATTTTTAACGAGTTTTGCAGTTTTCAAAATTGCTATCTCCCTGAACATCGACAAAGCCATATGCCATTAATCCAAAACGAGAAGTAGGCACACGAACTTTTTGTCTGCGAAGCAAAGACTGCCTAACCATATAAAAATCAGAGCGTTTGAAGAAAGTGATGCATCCTTCACTTATTCCAGAGCCATCAGGTCGCAGCGGATGCAAGCGGAACCCCCCTCGAGACACACCATTGATGAACATGTGATCGCTCATAGTGTGGGAATTAAATAGAGCAAACCACTCAGAATGGTTTGAACCGTTCCACGCATCTATCACCCGGCCTCTAAGTTGATTGGCGAGACTTCCCTCAGGACGGTCAACTATCCAATAGCGGCCAATAGGAATGCCACTGTTAGGAAGGTAGGTGCAGTTCACATCGTTCGTATATGGTTTCTGCCCAGAAAAGACAGGAAATGTACCAACACCGTAAACGTGTAATTTGGCCTCACCACCACCTTTAGTCAGGTCGTTATAGTTCATTCTCATTATTTGCATAAAAAAGTCCTTGTAATTATCTGCAAATCAAGATGCTACTGTTTTATCGGTTTAATCAAGTAAACAATATTAGACGTCGAACCATTATTAAGAGAAATTATGTTACTGCTCAATTATACTAACTTTGATTAGTTAATAGAGTTCACAAGGCGTACTTCGATAGCAACCCTTGTAACACTGGCATCATATCAAATTGCCACCTAATATGGCTTTTTTTGTTGCAGTTTGCAAGAATTTTGTTTTTGTTGCACTACTTGCAGCAAGTAATATAATTTTACCACCAGATAATGCCTTACAGTCCTGTGCTCGAATCAATCTAATCATCACTGTCATCCAGAAAAAAGGGCAAAAAAGCCTTCTGTTCCCATGTTTAACATTTGATAGTGTCGATTATATTCAATTAAATTCACAGCAAGGGCCGTGTCTGTAAGGTCTTTGCATCGATATATTTTTAATCATAAGGATAGGGATATGCATAAACTTTTAATATTGACTGTATTTGCTTTGTTAACAGGATGTACCTCACCAAAATATAATTACAGCCCAACAACAGAAAATATCAGTGAACCTCCTAAAGGTTCGATTAACACAGCATACGTTGGTGACTCCCTGTTGCGTCAAGGTGTTGCGTCACGATATGAAGGGTTGAAGGTTAGTGCACCGGCTAAGGTCTCTTGGGCCTATACCGTTACGCCTGGCTATTTGAAGAAAGTTGGAGAAGATGCCAAAAATGAGTTTTACCTGCCAACAGGCACGCCTGATTCTGCAAACGTTGATAAGGCCGCAATAGCTGATATGTGGCAAGGTATAATGGCAAAAAAGAACACAAGAACACTGTGTGTGATTACTGTTTTCTCAGCCTCCATCTGTGAGGACAACATGCCATTCGAGCACACTACTTTGAATGTCAGCTCTGAAAACAGCTTCCAGCAGACCCTGCTATATAATGGCCGTGTCGGAGACAAAATTAACATTGGATACCGCGAGTCCTCTGGAAACATGGCGCGTCCCGCATTCAATAACGAGGTCGAATACGACCTTTCAGAATCCAAAACAATTGGCTACAAAGGTGCTCGAATTGAGGTCATTGAGGCCACAAACCAGAGCATCAAGTATAGGGTTTTGAGTAACTTCAATTAATCTGAGCAGAAGCCCACTCCGTTGGGCTTTTTCCTGCTCCAATTATGCTATTCATCCAACGCGCTGATGTATTTCTCCAGAGCGCCATGGAGAGATGCTTCATCCAGTGCTCTTACCATCGCTTTTAATTCCTGCCAGTGCGGTGAATAAATGCGGCTCCAGGTTGATCGTGATACCCCCAGCCGTGAGGCCAGCAAAGCACCTGCATATTTCTTGAAAGTACTGTTCGACTGAGAACAGGCAATCTCCTGCACTGCCACCCAAACTAGCGAAGAAAGCCGCTTTTGCGTTTTCTTAATTAACCCTGTCGGAAGGCATAGCTTGAATTCGTGCCAGATGTATTCACACAAGGTGATCTGATGGCGAAAATCCAGATCATATCCGTAGCAGTATCGCAGCCATGCCTGCTCATGCTCTGATAGCTGATTAACAGCGCGTCGCCACGGTGACGCTGCGAAATCCTCATCGCCAATTGGTGGCAGTGGTCTGCGTCTGCTGCGCGTTTCCAGTGCATATACAGCGGTATTTTCGGCCCTAACTTTCCTTTTCCCGCCCTTCCCATCATCCAGCTCGACGGTATGGATCGGTTTACGTGTAAAGCGGCTTTTCTCAGCTGGAGGATTCTCGCTGAATGCCTGCAGTTGACCTTTGGTGCTGCCGGAGTAATCGGCCAGAGCGCGCCTCAGTTCTGTGCGAGCGTATTCCAGATCCTGCACCCTCATGAAATCAGCCCCTCACGTTCCCAGATATCGAGCGTGCGCAGAACGCCCTCGGCGTGCATCAGGCGCAGCTCTTCATGGGTATATCCAGTTTTAAGACGGCCATCTACAGCTGCGTGGCAGTTGTCGCAGCCAATTGCACCGGTCAGATCGCTGGGTTTGATACCCATTCCGCATAAACCGCTCAGGCGATAATGGGCCAGCACGCTGGTCTCAGGATTGAAATTGCATATACCTGGAATGCGAATTGTGCATTCGCGTCCACGCGCCGCTTTGCGTAAATTTTTTTTCATGCGGCAAACTCCATGAGCTGCGCCGCAATATTTTCGATCTCGGCAGGGGAACTGAATTTACGGAATAAAATATAGTTCCATAAAACGTTGAGCACGGATTTATATAGCTGAGCGAATTCAATTTCATCCATGTTGGCGAATGAAATAGATTTTGCGCGGCGGTTACTGCTGCCGTCAGGGTAAACGTGCTCGGTGTAATAACCCGCCTGAATGGTTACCCATTCCCGGAATGCCTCAAATGATTTCAGCAGAGCAATGTCATGCGAGCGAGTGTGTCCGGTATCAGCCAGATATTGCTCAGCAGCATCAGATAGCGGCAAACTGTGGCTCTGCCCTACACGGTCGCAGAGATAGTTAACAAACCCGTTAATGAGCTGGTGCTCTTCAGGCTTAACCAGCCCGCCTACTGGCGTCCAGTAGTCAAAACCGAGCTGCAACAGCGCGAAAAGTTTTTTATGGAATTTATAATTGCGAACGCGCCTGAATTCAGCATGAATCCACTCGCCAATTTTGATGCGCTGCAAAAATTCGCCATCCTCCGGTGTTGCCGGAGTGAGCGATGTAGGGCCAGATTTTACAAATTGTATGCGTGCCATAGTGATTCCTGTGGCACAGCGATTTCTCAGTAGGCTGTTCAGGCCTAGAGGTAATTATAGGCGCTCACCGTATCCATCAACAAGATAAATCCCCATCATTTCACAACGCTCCCTCAATGAGTTAAAACTCGTTATAAACTCATCAGCGGCCAGCGCAAAACCATTCAAAAATTCGCCTTCAGCATTTCTGAAAATCACAACAGGACGCTCGAAATCATCAAACCCAGGAATTTTTTCTTCAGGAATAAACATAAAAATGTTCTCATTTTGGAAAATCGAATTCCTTACTGGTACATCCGTGTTGCGCCGGAGCATTTAACTCTCTCAATATTATTAACTCAATTGTTAAAATAGCTTAAAGATTGACGAAGCTGTTTGAGTAACCCGTTAGAGGTGTTAATTCTAAACGTATATTAAACATAATGCTAAGCTCAAATTTCTAGTCTGGATAATTTTTACCATCGACATCATTTTGCTTAAATATTTTTTTATATTGAATGCCAAATTAGCATATTAATATTGTGCATTTTTTTTCGTCCTTGCCCTGTTGAGCAGATGATCAAATTCATTGACCAGTTCGATGGATTTAAATTCCTCGCTGGTGAAATAGCTGCGGCAGGGTCGCCCCTTTTTCTCAGCTCGGCCCTGAACTCGCTGAGAGTGTCCATAAAATTTTGGGCTCACGCTTTTCAGCCGGTATGCGCGGTGCCGATTTTTCATGGTCATTTCGAGATTGCAGTTCACCGAGTCTTTGATGGTTTTCAGCGCCACCCACAGGCTTGATGGATCATAACCTGGGTATTTCCTCCCCACGATGACATGCATCTCCGGCACTGTGAGTGTCTGGCCGAGAATGAGTTCAGCCAGCTGAGCACCAAAAATTCGAACTCCTGATTTCATAAAATTTCTCCTGAGTATTTCGAAACGCGCTTACTGAGCACGTTGCAGGTTAACGACGGTTCACCTTCCTCTGAATCCATCCGGGATGTCGTAATCCACGTTCTGTGACACCATCAAACCGCCGCAAGGTCGTTCGTCGTTCCAGCGCTCACCGCTCAGGTACGAGACTGGCAGCAGCTTGTCGAACCCGAACACGCTGGCACTGAGCCGCAGCTGGATATCCTCCGCCAGCATTCTGGCGAAAACATCCGGCGGCCCGCCGTTGGTTTTTTTCCAAGCCCGGTATTTTTTTTCAAACGCAGGCAGCGCCTTGAGCTTTGCCACCTTCCTGAGTCCGGCTAGCCAGAATATTTTCTCGAACGCCAGGTGGATAGAATCCGGTGGATCATCGTCGGTTCGATTCGGTGCATTTTTCGAATCGGACTTATTTTTATTTTCTTCCTGATCTTGTTCCTGATCCTGATCTTGGCTTGCAAGCCCCTCAGAAGCCCCTTTAAACCCCCTTTCACTTTCTCGCTTAATAACAATGTGAAAATCATCCTGATAACGGTCAAAAAATTCAGGCAGAAAGGGGTTCTCCGGCAGGGATGCATACTCATTGCGCACTCCGGCGCAACGGTTATCACCAGGCTTTAGTGAACGTCCGACCTGATAAGCTGCCATTTCATGCACCCAGACCATCTCGGATTGCTCGTCATAGCTACAAAACCCCGCTTCGATGGCCCTTTTGAGCCCCTTCGAAGCCCCTTCTAAGCCCAGTCCTGTTTCATGTGCAAGATAGAGCACTGGCAGGTAATAAAGACCTAACATATTGGCGTGGGGTGACGTCATTAAATAAAACGCCACCACCTGTGCCTCCGCTCCCGCATTTCTTAACTCACGACCTGTTTTCCCCAACCAAAATTGAGGTGATACGGTTGCGTAATCACGCATAACTTCCTCGGTTAATCATTGCGTTGCAACACCACAAAGCGGCTCTATGACCGTTTTGATGGCAACAAACGCGGATATAGCTTCGTTTAGTTCTTTCAATGCAATGGCTGGGGCGGCGCGGAGAAGTACGGCATTAACCGCCTCAACGCTCTCTTTAGCTGCAAAAGTTGCTAATAAAACGGGATCATCAGGTGATTCGAGTTGATACCGCCTTTGCACCGGCAGAGCCGCCATAACATAGGGCATTAATTCGCTTGCCTTGCGCTGGTAATAGTCCGTTTTACCTCGGAACGTTCGCTTGATCGTTTGCTCCACGTTGTGCAACCCCGATACAGTTCGTGCTGAATTTCGAAAATCAGCATGGTGCTCAGCGATCAGTGCAGCTACGTTTTTCCAGCCGATTTCAGCAGCCCACTCCTCAAGTTCCTGCGTCACGTCCTTGTGGTTGATTTTCATGAATCAGATTTCCATTTCCGTTTCGTTTAGCCTGTTCCCTCAGCACATACACTTGGGGGTCGTATAACAACACTCCGTTTGATGCCAACTGAAGACGCATTGCTCGCTTTTCGGGAACTAATTCACCCCACAGCGATACTGATGACGGCCTTACGCCCGCAGCTTCAGCAAGGCGAGTAGTCCCACCAAAAAATTGTAGAGCTTCTGTTTTAAACACCTTCTCCCTCCTTAGGTTTACCTAAGATTATTTGATATTAAAGATTCCTAAGTCAAGAAAAAATTAGTATTACCTAATATGGAAAAAGAAACTTTCGGCGAGCGGCTATTAAAGCGACGCAAAGAACTGAAACTCTCGCAAGCTGCTTTGGGCAAGATGGCCAAGGTGGCTCACGTAACCATTTCTCAATGGGAGCGCAATGAAACGCAGCCCACCGGAAAGCGCATGTTTGCTCTTAGCAGCGCTCTTCAATGCACACCGGCATGGCTGTTATTCGGTGATGAGGAGCATGTCCCGCAAATCCCTGTCATCTCCACTCCTCAACAAGAGCTAACCCCTATCCAAAAAGAGTTGCTAGAGCTTTTTGATGCTCTTCCTTCATCAGAGCAACAGGCACAAATTGCGGAACTACGTGCAAGGGTGGAAAATAACGAAAGGCTTTTCCACGAGCTTTTGCAGGCACGAAAAAGACAGAAAACAAAAAAGACCGACTAAAACTCCTTCAATTTTGCCCGTCCTTCTACAAAACTTAAACTTCTCACTAACACCTCTAAGGGCGATTGCTACTTTCTGGTGTTAGGGCCAGCCTGTGAACTTCATTTTTTTATTTTTAATAAACAATGATTTAGTTGAGTCACCCATCAAAACTTAGGTTTTACTACAATTTATTGTTGATCCATACTTTAGGTTATACTAATTTAATACTCACCAGCAGACATCACCGCACAGTGATTTCTCAGAAAAAACGTTCCGCTGACCCGGCGACAAGGGCAAAAACATGAGGATTTCAAAAATGGAACGGACGCCAGCATCACTTACAAATGAATCTGTCGTTTCAGCAGTGGCAGTAGTACAGGCCGCATATAACTGCACTGATATTGAGGCAATTTCAAAGATGCAGACTGCAGCGAACGAAGCGAATGATACAGCGTCGTTAGATGTGCTCTGCGATTTGAAATTCGCCCTAATTAGTATGGAATTTCGGCACTGATTAAGCCCAACACCAGGGGCAATACGGGCACCGTTGGTGTCGCCGGAACCGTAACCGGCACAAATAAAGCAGAGTCAGGGAGGCAAGTATGTGGTTATACGGAGTGATCGGTCTAATCGGCTGTTTTATCGGTTCCAGTCTTACTCTATTGGCCGTAGGGCTAGTCCACGCAGCCGGTAGCGACGGGGAGGAAACATGACAAAGCATCAAGCATTTATTGCTGCGCGCAGCAAGGCAGCTATTGCAAAGTTTCTTGATGACCCTGTGATGTGGAAAGAAGCATTGCGCTTGTATTTCTATGCAATTGGCGGTCGGGCAAAACTTCATTAATTAAATTTTAGTTAACAAAAAATATGCCGCGCTGCGGTAGGGAATCACTCAAACTTTTTTAAGGAAATATCATGAAAGAATTTAACGGAATTGCGCTTGAGACATTAATCAAAATCCCTTTGAAAACAGTTTTTCATTTTACCCGCGATGGAGATGCAGTTGGTTACATCATTGCCGAAGAATCAATTCAGGGTAATGGAACTACCACCGCTTTCACTCCATTCACAGCTGATGGACTCATGACTGAAACCCGCTGTTTTAAATGCGCGATCAAATCGCTTGTCCGACTGCACGAAAATTCTGGTGATTTCCAGCCATGCGACCGTCGCCGCCCATCCATCGAGATTGAAGTTCACGTTATCTCATTTGGGCGTCAGCTTCACTGATTCACAGTGCCCCGCTCGCGGGGCACTGCAACCGCGTGCGCATTATCCAGTGTTCAGGCGGTTGTGGTGTAGCTCAGCGGAAGTAGCGTCCGACTTTGGCACAGGGTACGGGAGGTCGCCGGTTCGAATCTGGTCACTACGACAAAAATAACGATTCATTGCTGTGTGTAGTCTTTCCCCGCGTCGCCGCGGGGCTTTTTAAAACGTCTCTGAATGCGTTTTACAAAGCCAACAATAAAGGATGGGAAAATGCAGACTTATATAATTTATATCCACCCGGAATCTCCAGATTCCGAGCTACCAGAAATTGTGACCGCAATTCAGGCGCGCACTGAGTTCCTCGCAAAAGCACAGGCCATGAGCCTGCTGGAAATCGAATGCCCGGAAACAGCGTTTGAATATGCTGAGCCTCTGAGCTGCGCGGATCGCCCTGGTCTGAATCGCCCAAAACTGAATGTTCTGGATGCTGAGTTTATGAAAACTCACATCTGGAACGAGGAAACTCAGGAGATCGAGCCATTAGAACAGCCTGAGGAAACCAGCGCAGATTTTGATTCTCTGCCCCCTGAAACTAAAATGGCCGTGCTAGTTCGGTTTGGTACTACTGAGATTACCTCCAGTCAGGTGAAAGACGCTATATCGCTCGCTCAGGATAAGGCCGACTCGTTTGAAGGTCACCTCATTGAAGCACTGAGCCGCACCAAGTCCATCCCGGCGATGCATCCCGAAATCCTGCTCGAACTGATTGGCGAGCTCGGCAACAATTTCGAGCTTGGTGATAAATGGCCTCAGATGAAAGCGTTTATCGAACGCTGGCAAAAGGATCGTCTGGCTGCACGTAAAGATTCCAACAATGTAACCGATCTTCGCACCCCCTCCGGCGCTACAGCAGGCGGCAAGAATGCTACCGACAGATCAGCTGATCTGGCACATAACCATGACAGCCTGGGCTTGGAAATTGCCGCTGCGCTCCTTCCTTTTGAGTTTGACATCTACCAGATCCCGGCAGCAGTTTACCGCCGCGCGAAAGATATGGTGGCGCTGAAGGAACAGGATTGGGCCGCATGGAACCGCGCCATGATCGCCACACCTGGCATTCTGGATTATTCACGCGCTGCGATTATGCACTGCGTCAGAACCGCACCAGAAAACATTCACCTCACTGCTGGCGCACTGCAGCAGCACATCAACAAAACCCTTTCTGAAACCGATCACGCGAATCCTCTGCCTGAAATCGTGGCGATTGCGTGTGGCCAGCAGGTCGTTAAAACAGGGACTGATAACGATGAAACCAAACCGGACGATGAGAGCGAAAAACAGACACTGGCTGATGCAGCGAGCACAGTTGGAACAGTGGAACCGGACACAAATGAGCCGGATGGCGCAGCGTCGGGCGTGGCGGATGTACCACCTGTAACCGAGCGCACCGGCCCGTTTTACGCTCGCAATGAGGCTGGAGAGGTTAAGCGTTGCAACAAACAAAAGGCGTTGGAACCACTGCTGGCGCAGGGTTACACCGAGATAACTAAAGACGAATATCTGCAACTCAAAAACAAGCCTGCTGCACCAGTCACCCCACCCGCCGAGCCTGCTCCGCAGCCTGACCAAAACAAGCCAGTAGTGAATGATCTCGGTAATGGCCGCTTTAGCATTGAGGGGCTGATTCTGACGCAGAACCCAGCACCTCAGGCTGCGGAGCCTGCCCCCTCAAATGAAGTCGAAAAACCAGAAAATACACCGGCAGAGCCCACCCCTGCTGAGTTTCAATCAATCGGTGCCGAGCTTGAAAAAGACCTCGCGGATAAAGGCGATAACCTGAAAATCTGGCGCACCGTGATGCGTACAGACCCGCGCTACACCAAAGATTTGACGGGTGCTGGATTTGAGGGGACCAGCATCAATGCTGAATACATGATCATGCGGGCAACGGAGATTTTCGGGCCTGTTGGCACTGGCTGGGGATATGAGGTAGTTGAAGATCGCATGTTGCCAGGCGCTCCAATGAGTGAAGCAATTTATGAGGATAAAAAATTCATTGGAAACAGAATCCTGAGGGATGGTGACGGCACCCTGATCACCGAACAAAACCACAGTATAAAAATTAAATTCTGGTACGCGATTGAGGGTGAAATACGCGGTGAAGTAGAAGCGTATGGTGCCACAAAATATCTCTACAAAACTAAACATGGGATCACCTGCGATGGAGAGGCGCAGAAAAAATCCCTGACCGACGCCATTAAAAAAGCCCTTTCACTACTCGGCTTCTCAGCTGATGTCTGGCTGGGCCTATATGACCAGGCTGAATATAAAGCTGAAAACGCGCTTGAATTCGATATCCGCAATGCCAGTGATAAAGCAGAAGACGTCACGCGCATCCGTAAAGAGCTTGATGACAAATTCAAGCTGAACACTGACACCATGCGTGCAGCTGTTACCCCCAATGAAGTCTCCGGCGTTGCATCTGCCCTCACCCGCGTTATGGGCATTCACCTCAAAGCAGCTCGCGAGAAAGCTGATACCGAATACGCCAAATATCTGGAGGGCCGTTTGCGCCGCCTTGAAGAAGTTAAAGCCGAGTGCCTCGCTAAATTACAGGAGAATGCAGCATGAGCAACCGCACTATCGACCTCGCATTAGAACTCAGCAAACTGGAGGCTCTGGCCTCAGATGATGGCGAGCTCACCCCAGAAATGATTGCCGACACCCTGGAAGGCATTGAGGGGATGCTCGAAGATAAATTTGACGCCACCATGAACGTGATCCGCAGTTTTGACGCCAAAGCAGAGGTCTGCAAAAAAGAAGCGGCTCGTCTGGCAGAGCGTAAAAAACATTGGGACCGCCAGACATTCGCACTGAAAAAATATCTGCTTGAATGCCTGATCACCTCTAACCGTACGACATTTAAAACAGCCCTGAATACTTTCACAGCCCGTAAGGGTTCCGACAGCTTGGTAGTGGACAACATCGATCTGATTCCCGATGAGTTTGTCGAGTCATTTACCGAAGTTGTGACTAAAACAAAAACTGATGAACTCAAAAAGGCGCTGCGAGATCTCAATACTCAGATCGAAGCATACAAAAACGAAGGCAAAGAACCTCCAGAGGAATTACTGAAAAAAATTCCCGGTGCGCATCTGGAAACTGGGCCGCAGACATTACAGGTCCGTTAACTGCCCTTAATAAAATTTCCCGGAGCGGAAGTAGTAATGAGCGACGATTTATTTCATGAACTCGCCTGCGACACATTATACCGGCCTGACGATGGTTGTGATTATACCTCAACCATCATTTGGGAAATGCGCGCCGGTATGCGCAGGCGCTGCGGTGATGAAACACAACGACCTGAGCCAATAAGAGTTGTAGCTAAAAATAAAAAGGAAAGAGCCAAGCGCATTAAAAAAACCATTTTGGTTTAAATCCTCCTGTTATGCGCTACAGCCCAACTTATACAAAGGAAAGATAATGGCTAATTCATTTAAGAAAATGATCAAAGAGAAAATTATTTCTCGCAGCGATAGCGGTATGTTTATCAGTCTGGATAACATCCACGTCAAAGAAGGCTTTAATAAACGTGAGAACGACGAACGCACTCGCCTTGCTGATGATGACCTCTTTGCATTTCTCATGTCTGGTGGAACCGTTCCGGCGATTGAAGCTGTGGCGCGTGACGACGGTGGCGTATGGGTGGTGGAAGGTCACCGCCGCCGTCGCTGCTATGAACGCTGCCGCGCTGCGGGTAAACCGGTAGACCGTATTGCTATCGTTCCATTTGTAGGAAGTGATATTGATCGCCTGGCGCGCATCATGACTTCAAACAATCAGCTTTCTCTCAGCCCTATTGAACAATCGGCAGTCGTTAAAGAACTTGCTGCATTCAATCTGAACACCGCCGAAATCGCTAAATTGGTTCACAAATCAATACCTACTGTAGAGAAGTTGCTGGCCCTGAGCGCTGCAAACCATAACGTGCAACAGCTTGTTAAGGATGGCGAAGTTTCAGTAGATGTTGCAGTGGACCGAGTTAAAGAGCATGGCGAAAAAGCGGCTGACGTTCTTGAACAGGATAAAAAAGCCGCCGCTGCAGCCGGTAAGAAAAAAGTTACTCGCAGTGTTATCACACCTGAATTGAATGCAAAGAAAGCCAGACGCGCAGTAGCCATTTTAGCGGGCGCACTTACTGGTAAGGATGAATGGGAGTTCACTCCAGACACCTGGAGAGAGCTTTGTGAAATCATAAATGAACACAGGAAAATTAACAGTGTGTCATCTGAAATCAAGGAAGAGAATGTATGACAGTACAGAGATTTAACGCTGTTGCCACTGCCGCAATCATGCCAGCCACTCAAGGTACATACGTCCTCGCGTCGGAATATGACGAGATTCTGCAGCAGAACGCCCGGATGCGTGAGGCCATTGAATTCGCCATCGCGCCAGACCTCTGGATGTTGATTTGCTCCGATGAGGGCGCATGGCGTTACAAACGGGGTGCGCCTAAATATCAGGACGTTTTACGCCGCGCTTCGGAACCGTCCAATCAGCTTAGTGCTGATAAGGATATTGAGAAATGACCGTTAAAAACCATACCGGAACGGTGATCACGAACACCGGGAAAAAACAGGTGAGACTTCACCAGAACGCCACAACCTGGGTGGTTAGTGGAAAAGAGTATTACTACAAAGAGACGGGCCTCCGTGGGGGCGCAGGAGGAACACGCGCCCGCCTGCTGCTGGATAGCATCGCTCCGTTATTAGTTGATCAAATTCCAAAGCATGGCGAGTTACCTAAACTTCCTGCTGGAAGCAACTTAGCTTAGCGCTTGAGCCATTCGGTTCATTGCAAAATTGGGTGATTTCTAAGAATCAATTTTTTCCCGGCCAATCTGTAATAATGTTGGCCGGTCATGGATTACGCATGACACAGATTAATTTGAATGTTGAATGGGTGGTGGAAAAAGGGCTCACACATCTGACTGGTCTGAGCGATCGTCAAATTGAAAATTACCGGCAAAATTGCTGGATTGAAGGGGTACATTTCAAGCGCGTTTCACCAAAGGGTAATGCGGGAAATAAGGGCCGAACTATTTGGTACAACTACCCTAAAATTAACAGGTATATTCAGGACTGGTAAAATGGCAGTGTTACCTACAGGCGTGGAAGTCAGGGGCAAAAGCCTATGTATCTGGTTTATGTACCGGGGTAAACGATGCAGAGAAATCCTCAAAGGATGGACGGTCACGCCTGCTAATATTCGTAAAGCGGGTAGCCTGCGCTCAGTAATTGTCAGTGAGATAAATCTAGGTGAGTTTGATTATCAATTGCGGTTCCCCTCTTCCCGAAAAAATTTCAAGATTCCAACTACTCTGGCAATTAATACTTTCGCGGAACTGTGCGACACTTGGTTAAATATAAAGAAAACAGAACTCACTGCAAATACGGTACGCAAAACTCTGTCGCAGATAAAAACTTTAATTTTTATAGTCGGCGCTGACACACCTATTGCAGATATCAGGCATAGCGACATACTCAACTACAGGCTACAGATACTGGATGGCGACACTCTCTATCAGGAGTCCCGACGGTCCAATAAAACAGGCAGAAGTGTCCGTACCGTTGATAACTACGTGTCCCTGCTGAATGCCCTTCTACGCTTCGCATATTTATCTGGCTACATTGCCAATAAGCCATTTGAGGGGATTAAAAAACTGCAGAAGTCACGGGCGAAACCCGACCCCCTGACAAAGGCAGAATTCGGTCAGCTGATGGCTGCGGAGAGCGGCCAGAGCCGTAATATGTGGCAGTTCGCCATTTATTCTGGGCTTCGCCATGGCGAAATCGCGGCGCTGGCCTGGGAGGATGTGGATCTGCAGAACGGCACAGTACATGTGCGCCGCAATCTGACGGCGCTCAAAATGTTCGGCCCACCAAAGACAAGAGCTGGTGATCGCACCATTAAACTTCTGAAGCCTGCGCTTGATGCTTTGAAAGCACAGCGGATGGTCACAGAGCTACAGCCGCGCACAACCATCATTTTTCATCACAGAGAGTACGGCTCGACAGAAAAGCAGAAGGTGCGCTTCGTCTTTATTCCACGGCCAATGAAAGGGGTTCAAAAACCGTTTTATTCACTTTCAACCATTGGTTCGCGCTGGAACGCCGCTATAAAACGTGCTGGCATTCGCCGCCGTAATCCGTACCATACGCGGCATACTTTTGCCTGCTGGCTGTTATCGGCTGGTGCGAACCCCTCTTTCATAGCGAATCAGATGGGGCATGAAAACGCGCAGATGGTCTATGAAATCTATGCAACTTGGATTGAAGAGATGAATGGTGAGCAGATAGATATGTTAAATAGTAAGCTAGGAGCATTTTCCTAACTTACTAAAAGCCTAGCCTTACTTAAAGGCCAGGCTATAGCAAATCAACTACAGATCATTATTGATGTTAATATCTTGATTTATAACTCCAACTTCAACATCGTTTCCAAGCGATTGAACCATTGAGTTATAGATTTTCTTATCTTTATTGTCACTTCTAAACGTTAATACAAATGCCACATCTTGCTCATCGAGCTCTTGGTGATTACTCATACCAAATTGGTAAAGATCTCTAGCATAAATCCTAGCATAAATACGCAGTTTTCTTCCGTCTAATGATACACTCTTAAATGAAGATCCATGATGTCTTACTGGACTCCACTTTGCCAATTCTGCTCTAGAATCAACTTCCCTATTTTTTGATTCTTTCATTGAACCCAGTAAATTTTTTGATTTCCCTTCAGCATCGACTGCCTGTAACGCACATTGCAATCTTGTTGCAAAGTAGTTTTCACCGCATAACTCTGAGACTAAAGGTTTAAGTATAGCTGTAAGTATAATTTCACCCTTCAACTTACCATTAATTAACACCTCAGGTGGAAGTGGTATATCGTTCCAATAGTAATTAAATCCAGCTTTTATTTTCGAATTCCATGCGAGGGTAACAGTACCTTCTTCACATAACCATGGCAATTCATTACCTCTACTCCAAGGAGAACCCCAACCAAGGCGAAAATCATGCGCGTAGCTATCGCTTTTATTAATCAAAAGAGCTTTAACAAGATCTGGTGTCGGGTTCTTTAGATTTTTAAAGGTATGCGCTGCAATTGATGATACTAATGGAGTGCTATAACTAGTTCCAGTTTCAGTAGCTCCCCCAATCATTCGCAAGCATGAAAACCAAGATAGTTCAGGTTTTTTCATACCAGCTGGTGCTGGGCCTCTTAAACTGAGCTGGCAAGCACCAGCTGGCATACCATCTGAGTCAGCCATACGACCTGAGATAGTTAGCCCAGCTTCACAATCAGCGGGGGCACATAGCACAGTTGGATTTTGGGTTGTTGCATTTCCAATTGATATTACAGGCAAGATGTTATACTGCCTTGCAATTTTATTTATTTCATGACCAAGATAGCTTATTTCTTGTTTATTATACGATGGGCTTCTTTCATTAAAGGAAAGATTCCAGACGGATGAAACTTCTTTCGTCTCCTCAGCAACATCCCATAAATAATTAACAAACTGATCGGTAGTTGGTTGTTTTGGTATATAATCCTTAATAATTGCCTGAACGCTTATAAATTTACACTCTAAAGCAGGCAATGCTAATTTATTATTCCAAGCTGATGCTTGACAAATAAGTGAAGTAACTTGATTGCCATGCTTTAAATTAGCATCTACCTTATCAACCAAAGGTGTAATGCTCATTATATTTAATGGCATGTATGAACTGGCTGAGCAACCTCCATCAATAATTACTACAGCTGGCATTTCTGCTGCATTAGAAATTGCTGGAGAAGGCTCCGCCCCCTCCCCAGGAGGAACAGCATTAATGACAATTTTCTTTACAGGCTCAAGTCTATAAACGGCACCTGATGAAACAATCCTCTCAAGACTTTTTTTATTTTCAACATTAGCTGTAAACGCCAAAACGCCATCAACAAGGTATTTTTTGATTTTATCTTGGAAATTTTCCCAGTGCGTATTCTTAAAGCCATCCTTATTGAATATATTATCAAACTTTTTATCACCAAACCCTAATGTATTATCTCTAAACAGTCTTTCGATTTCTTCAGAAACTAAAATTTTAGCTTTTGCGTCATGGTATGGTAGAAGCCAAAAATTAAACTGTAGACCTGAATCTTGAGCCATATCAAATACATCGTCTATTTTCTTGCCACGTAAAACTTCACCTTTATCAAAAGCTTTAATACTTTGTAACCTAGATATGTCTACCTGAACTTTAGCTGATTTCGGGTTGTTTACTTTATTAATTAATAAATCAAGCTTTTCTTTTTCAACTTCTATTAAGTATCCATTATATGCTGGAGAAACAATCCGAACATAACTACTACTTTCGAACAGATCATCGGGGGTCCAAGATGGCGCATATGAATCTGGAAACATTTTAGCGATAAGATGTAATCTTCCGGCTAAGGAAATAATATCCTTGTCGTCCTTGACTGATTTAAGCTGTTTTGCAAGTTTAAGCTGCTGATCAGCCAATCTTGAAGTAACTATTCCTTTAGCACTTTTCCCTCCACCACTTACAGTACTAGGAGTTGGAGTTCTTAGTAATGATAAGATAGGATTTATTACAGGATTATTATTTCCTTGAGCCATAATTCTTACTCCTTAAGATATGATGATATTGTTTGCCTACTAAGATTTAAAAAATCGCCCAACTCAGATTGGGTAAACATTTTTGTATCATTAAGTATTTTAAGCACTCTTTTTTTCAATTCAATATCAAGGCAATTTGACGTCATTAAACCTGAACTTTCTTGATTAGTGTTAATCACAGAGTTAATAACGCTAGCAATATTTATTGTTGTGTCATTGATAATAGCCTGACGCCTTGCAGAGAGCGCTACCGTTTCGATATCTGCTCCGGTAAGACCTTCTGATATCACTGAAAGTGCTTTTACATTTTTCTCTAAGCCATTGTCTGAATAGAGAAAATGATTCCACAATGCCTCTCTTACATCTAGATCTGGTAAGCCGAATTTTATTTTGAATGGGAATCTCCTCCAGATGGCCGGATCTAGTAGAGCTGCATGATTTGTTGCCGCTATCACAACAGCATTATCATCTAAGGAATCTAACCCCTGAATCAAAGTGTTAACTACCCTCTTTAATTCGCCGATTTCGTGTCGATCATCTCTTAATTTTGCAACTGCATCGACTTCATCTAAAAAAACAATACCATTTTTTGCTGGAACAAAGTCAAATATTTGGCGCAAATTTTTCGCAGTATCACCTAGTAACGATGATATGACCGAGTCTAACCTGACAACGTATAGTGGCCTGCCCAATCTGGAAGCAATGTGACCTGCTATTAGGGTTTTGCCAGTACCTGGTGGTCCTGAGAGCAAAAGGCTTAAGCGGCCCGACAAACCGTGTTCAATTAACTTATCCTGATGTTTAACACTATCAATAAAATGATCAAAAATCCCAATTTCATTTTCGCTCAGAAATAATGGTGTTACTGGCCATTGATGCTCTTCAAGCAAAGGAATTCGCGATTTAGAATCAGTAGGTAAACTATCACTATATCCCGAGCTTCGTAACGGAACCCCTTTTCGGCGGACTAATGATTTAATTTTCTTTGCAGACTCCATATCGTCGGCGCTAAGAGATTTGGCGATCCTATTACTAACGCTCCGTACTTCACTGTAGTTAGCATCCAAAGATGCTTCTATGAGAGCAAGGATATCCTCATTAATGGTACTCAT